ATCGCGATTTCTATTTTGTGACGGTTCGTGTCACGTGACCGAGAAAGGCGGTGTTCCGTGACGCGCTCATGTGTTGTCTGCGGCACGCCATTCGAGGCAAAGAGACCGCAAGCCAAATTCTGCGGCGCGACCTGCAGAAAGCGGCATTCACGCGGGGCAAGCACCTCGGCGTCGACACCCCAGCAGCCGCAAGTTCCGACGACTGGGGCCCCGGAGGTCACGGATCCCACTCCGAGCGCCGCGATGCCGCCGCTGCTGCCCGCGGCGGGGCTGGTCGCGACGGTGGTCAAGGAGCTGACTGCGGCCGGGCGCATGGAGACGGTTCTCGGCCAGCAGGCGCTGCGGTTGGCGATGCGGCTGGAGACCTCGACGGTCGACACCGGCGCGGGCCTGGCCTCGCTGTCGAAAGAGCTGCGGGCGGTGATGGCGCAGGCGGTGGCCGGCGCGGCGGTCGAGGCGGATCCGGTGGATGAGCTGAGGGCACGACGTGACGCAAAGCGCGCCTCCGCTGGTTGAACCCGCGTACGCCAATTTTCCGGCGTACAGCGAGACCTACGGCCCCGAGGTGGCAGACCTGTGCGACTTGGCCGGATTTCCGCCGGACCCCGAGCAGGAACTCGGCCTGAACGCGCTGTTCGGCATCGACTCGAACGGCCGGTCGACGGCGTTCGAGTTCGTGGTCATCGCGGCGCGCCAGAACCTCAAGACGGGCTTCGAGAAGCAGGCCGCGCTCGGCTGGTTGTTCATCACCGAGCAGCGGCTCATCTCCTGGTCTGCGCACGAGATGACGCCGACACGCGAGGCATTCAACGACCTCGTGAACCTGATCGAGAACACCCCCTCTCTGGCCAAGCGGCTGGAGGACGGCCCCACCAATGGCGTATTCCGTGGCGCGGGCACCGAGGCCATCGCATTGAAGCCGTCGAAGGCGTGCCCCGACGGGCAGCGCGTGATCTTCAAGGCGCGCACCAACAGTGGTGGCCGCGGCTTGACCGGCAACAAGGTGATCCTCGACGAGGGGTTCGCGCTGCGCCACACGCACATGGGTTCACTCATGCCCACGCTGTCTGCGGTGCCTGACCCGCAGTTGCTGATCGGCTCGTCGGCATGCCACGCCGACTCCGAGGTGCTGCACAAGCTCGTCAAGCGCGGCCGGTCGGAGGAGTTGGCGCCCCGAAAGCGCCTGGGCTACCTGGAGTTCTGCGCACCTGAGAATGCGTGCGAGGACGACGAGTGTCCGCACTATGTCGGCTATCCGGGCTGCGCAATGGACAAGCGCGAGTACATCATCATGGCCAACCCGCAGGCCGGTCGACGGATCACCTGGGAGTACCTGGAGGGTGAGCGCGACTCGCTCGATCCCGCCGAGTTCGGCCGCGAGCGCCTCGGCTGGCATGACAAGCCGGCGATCGAGGACGGCCCGCTGATCTCGAAAGACGGCTGGGCGACCAAGATGGATCCGAAGTCGCAGCCAGGCCCGCGCCTGGCGTTCGGTGTGTACGTCAACAAGCTGCAGACAGCGGCGGCGATCGGCGTGGCCGGGTATCGCGAGGACGGCAAGATCCACGTTGGAATCGTCCCGGCGGCCCGCGGCGGCAACGTCGCCACATTGCCGGGTATCAACTGGATTCCGGCGCGCATGAAAGAGCTCAAGGACTCATGGCGGCCGTGCGGTTGGGGCCTCGACGATCGCAGCGCGGCCGGCGCGTTGTTGCCTGACCTCAAGAAGCTCGGCTTCGAGGTCGGCGACGAGGTGACAAACGGCGCGGGCATCAACAACGCGACGCCGGCCGACGTTGCCAGGGCGTGTGGCACGTTCTACGCGAAATACCAGTCCGACGATTTGCGCCACCAGGGCTCGAAGCCTCTGGCCGATTCGGTGACCGCAGGCAAGATGCGCGACCTCGCCGATGCGTGGGCGTGGGATCGCAAGGACGCCAAGAGCGACATCGTGCAACTGATGGCCGTGACGCTGGCCGTGCACGCGTTGGAGACTGCCGCACCGGCTGTCGAGGTGTGGGAACCGTTCTGGTCGTGACGGCACAACAGGAATCGGGAGACACGTGAACGCATATCGGGCAGTGCTCACCGCTACCGCCGCGGTGGTAGTCGTGGCCATCGCCCTGGTGGTGGCGGGCGTGGCCGTGCTGGCGGGCCTGGGCTGGTCCCTGATCGCTGCGGGTGCACTACTGGCCGCGACCGCCTGTGCCGCGTGCCGCGTGCTGCTGCATGACGACGGGAGCGGTTCGTGAGGTTGATCGACCGCCTGCTTTCGACGCGCGGCGCTGCACAGCGCATGAGCATCGACGACTACGCACACATGCTGAACGAGTTCGCGTTCAACGGCATCGGCTACGGGTTCGGTGGTGGCGTGCCGCGGATCCAGCAGACCTTGGCCGGCCCGTCGACGGAGTTGGCGCCCGACACGTTTGTTGGCCTTGCGACGCAGGCGTATCAGGCCAACGGTCCGGTGTTCGCGTGCATGCTGGTGCGGCAGTTGGTGTTCTCGTCGGTGCGGTTCCGGTGGCAGCGCTTGCGCGACGGGAAGCCCTCGGACACGTTCGGCAGTAGGGATTTGCAGATCCTGGAGACGCCGTGGAAGGGCGGCACCACCCAGGACATGCTTTCGCGCATGATCCAGGACGCCGACCTGGCCGGTAACTCGTACTGGACGATCGTTGACGGTGAGTTCGTGCGGATGCGGCCCGATTGGGTCGACGTGGTGGTCGAGGAACGGATGGTGCGCGGCGGCCGCGGTGAGCGCGGCGGCGGCCAACTCGGTTGGCGCAAGGTCGGTTACCTCTACACCGAGGGCGGGCGCCAGTCCGGCAACGAGCCGGTCGGGTTTCTGGCCGAGGATGTGGTGCACTTCGCGCCGATCCCTGACCCGCTGGCCAGTTATCGCGGCATGTCATGGCTGACGCCGATCCTGCGCGAGATTCGTGCCGACCAGGCGATGAGTAAGCATCAGGCGAAGTTCTTTGACAACGGTGCGACAGTGAACCTGGTCATCAAGCACAACCCGATGGCCGACCCGGCTGCGGTGAAGAAGTGGGCCGACGAGGTCAACAGCAAGCACGCCGGCGTCGACAACGCCTGGAAGAACCTGAATCTCTACCCGGGCGCCGATGCCGAGGTGGTCGGCTCGAACCTGCAGGAGATCGACTTCAAGAACGTCCGCGGCGGCGGTGAGACGCGCATCGCCGCGGCGGCCGGTGTGCCCCCGGTGATCGTCGGACTGTCCGAGGGCCTGGCCGCGGCGACCTACTCGAACTATGGGCAGGCCCGCCGGCGCCTGGCCGACGGCACGGCACACCCGTTGTGGCAGAACTTGTCCGGCTGCATCGGGCATGTCATGCCGGATATGGGCCCGGATGTTCGGCTGTGGTACGACGCCGACGACGTGCCGTTCCTGCGTGAGGACGAGAAAGACGCAGCCGACATCCAGAAGGTTCGCGCCGAGACGATCAACACGCTCATCACTGCGGGGTATGAGCCGGATTCAGTGGTGGCCGCGGTGAACTCGGGCGATCTGCGCCTACTCAAGCACACAGGTCTGACCAGCGTTCAACTCTTACCACCCGGCGTGTCCGCGTCGGCGTCGAGCGATACACCGACCAGTGGAGGTGCGGATGACAACGGCAACTAAGCGTGCGGCCCGGCCGCCGCTGGAAAGTGTGCGGCAGGCCCCGTTCACGTTGCGCGATGCCGACGACGACGGCGAGCCGAATGACGGCCTCACCCTCGACGGCTACGGCGCGGTGTTCAACCGCCTCACCGTCATCGACAGCTACGAGGGCAAGTTCCGCGAGAAGATCGCCCCGGGCGCGATGAAGCGGTCATTCCGCGAGTCGCCGCCGAAGGTGCAGTTCGACCACGGCCGCCACCCCATGATCGGCTCGATCCCGATCGCCAGCCTGCGCAGCATCGCCGAAGAGGTCGACCCGGTGCTTGCGCCTGAGGGCGGCGCGCACGTCATCGCCCGCGTGTACGACAACTGGCTGATGGCCCCGGTGCGTGACGCCATCGCCGGTAAGTCCATCGACGGCATGTCGTTCCGGTTCTCGGTGGTGCGCGAGCAGTGGGAAACCCCCGACGGCAAGATCATTCGCGACGAACAGCAGCTCATGGAAGAGCTGCGCCGCACCTGGTACGAGGACGTTCCCGAAGAGGAATTACTGGTGCGCACCCTCAAGGAATTGAAGGTCCCCGAGATCGGGCCGGTGACGTGGCCGGCCTACGCCGACACTTCAGTGTCGATGCGGTCCAAGGTGATTGACCTTGGACGACTCCATGACCCCGAGCAGCGCAAGTTGCTCGCCGAGGCCGTATTCATCGCAGATGCGGTCTCACAGGACGACGCCGCGCAGCGAGACGCCAGCGACGACGAGTCCGACGCCGATGAGGCCGAGGCTCCCGAATCGCCCGCAGTTGAACACCCGGCCGAGTCCGACGACGCGCAGCGATCCACCAGCTCGGAAACCTCCGGGCCCGTAGGTGAGCACCCGTCGACACCGCGCAGGTTCAGCGACATGAAGCTTCGGCTGATGAATCAGCGCGACCGTCTACTCAACCTTCGAGCTGTAGGAGAACGACCGTGAATACTCTCGACACCCTGCCGGTGCACCCGCGCACCGGCCTGCGTGCCATCGGCATGGGCAAGCGTGGCCCCATCTGGCCCGTCGCCGGAGCTTCCCCGGACGACACGGGACCGACGCTGACGTACAGCCAGGCCCGGAATCGGGCCGACGAGGTCCACGCCCGGATGGAGCAGATCGCCGAGCTGGACAAGCCCACCGACGAGGAGAACGAAGAGTTCCGCGCCCTGGGTGAGGAATTCGACTCTCTCGTCACCCACATGAGCCGCCTGGAGCGCGCCGCCGAACTGGCCCGCGTCCGGTCGACTCACGAGCAGATCGGCAAGCCCCAGGGCGGCGGCCAGCGGCGTATGCGCGTCGAGGCCGGTTCCTCGCAGGGCGGCCGCGGCGACTACGACCGCGACGCGATCCTGGAGCCCGACAGCATCGAGGACTGCCGATTCCGCGATCCGTGGAATCTGTCCGAGATGCGCACCTTCGGCCGCGACGCCGAAGAGGTCAAGGGCGAGCTGCGTGCCCGCGCGCTGTCGGCCATCGAGAAGATGCAAGGCGCCAGCGACAACGTGCGCGCCGCGGCCACCAACATCATCGAGCGCTTCGATGACGAGGACTCGACCCTGGCCCGTCAGTGCCTGGCGACCTCCTCGCCGGCGTACCTGCGCGCCTGGTCGAAGATGGCACGCAACCCGCACGCCGCGATCCTCACCGAAGAGGAGAAGCGGGCCATCAACGAGGTGCGCGCCATGGGCCTGACCAAGGCCGACGGCGGCTACCTGGTGCCGTTCCAGCTCGATCCCACGGTGATCATCACCTCCAACGGATCCCTGAACGACATCCGTCGTTTCGCCCGCCAGGTCGTCGCCACCGGCGATGTATGGCACGGCGTGTCCTCGGCGGCCGTGCAGTGGAGCTGGGATGCCGAGTTCGAGGAAGTCTCGGACGACTCGCCCGAGTTCGGTCAGCCGGAGATCCCGGTCAAGAAGGCGCAGGGTTTCGTGCCGATCTCGATCGAGGCTCTGCAGGACGAGGCCAACGTCACCGAGACCGTCGCGCTGCTGTTCGCCGAAGGCAAGGACGAGCTCGAGGCCGTGACCCTCACGACCGGCACCGGCCAGGGCAACCAGCCCACGGGCATCGTCACCGCGCTCGCGGGCACCGCCGCCGAGATCGCTCCAGTCACGGCCGAGACGTTCGCGCTGGCGGATGTCTACGCGGTGTACGAGCAGCTCGCCGCGCGGCACCGCCGCCAGGGCGCCTGGCTGGCGAACAACCTGATCTACAACAAGATCCGGCAGTTCGACACCCAGGGCGGCGCGGGCCTGTGGACCACGATCGGCAACGGCGAGCCCTCGCAGCTGCTGGGCCGTCCGGTCGGTGAGGCCGAGGCGATGGACGCCAACTGGAACACCTCGGCGAGCGCGGACAATTTCGTCCTGCTCTACGGCAACTTCCAGAACTACGTCATCGCCGACCGTATCGGCATGACGGTCGAGTTCATCCCGCACCTGTTCGGCACCAACCGCCGGCCCAATGGGTCGCGCGGCTGGTTCGCGTACTACCGCATGGGCGCCGATGTGGTGAACCCGAACGCGTTCCGGCTCCTGAACGTCGAAACCGCGTCCTAACCAGCCCACCAGGTCATCGAGGGGGCGCGGGCGATCCCCACGCCCCCTCGGTGGCTGACCCCAACGGAAACGGAGGCCATCATGGCCATTGTTCGAGCCAAAGAGGCATTCGCCTACAACGACGCCCAGAATGTGCCCCGCGTGGTGCGCCCGGGCGACCTGTTCGACGATAGCGACACCGCGGTCAAGGGCCGCGCGCACCTGTTCGAACCGGTCGAGGTCAACGCCGAGCGTCGCCGCGCCAGTATCGAGGACGCGAGCGCCGAGCCGGGTCGCCTGCGCTCGGTGGGCAAGCGGTCCAAGAAGTCCGGCCCCGAGCCGGTGAGCCCCGAGAACGGCAGTGGCGGAACTTACGCCTGACGACCTGCCCGCCAAGGTGCGCGGCCTGTTCGCCAACGACACCGAGGCTCAGGCTGCCATCGACGCGGTGCTGGCTGCGGCGCGCCGCTGGTGCGGCTGGCACGTGTCGCCCGTGATCGTCGACGACGTCATGGAACTCGACGGCCCGGGCGGGCGTGTGCTGTCGCTGCCGACGCTGAACCTGCTGTCGGTGAAGTCGGTCATCGAACTCGGTGTCGTGCTCGATGTGTCGACGCTGGACCGGTCGCGCCGCAAGGGCACCCTGACGAAGCCGTACGGCCGCTGGACAGCGCGTGATGGCGCGATCGTCGTCACGGCCACGCACGGCTTCACCGAGGCCGAGGCGGCGGACTGGCGGCGCGCGGTGGTGCAGCTCGTCGGGCAGCGCGCCCAGACGTCGCGGCCGAGCGCAGATTTGAAGCGCAAGAAGATCGACGACGTCGAGTACGAGTGGTTCGAGACCGCGGTGTCCGTCGATGCCGAGCTGTCGGCCGTGTTCGCTCCGTTCAGGATCTTGCTGGCGCCATGAGTGAGACGTTCGGCGATCAGGTGGTCGCGCTGGTGACGGTCACCGAGACGGGCGCCCCCGGCTGGGGAGGGCTGAAGGGCAAGGCGCGCACCGCGACCAAGGTCACGGGCTGCCACTTTCGGCTCTCCAGCTCGACCGAGACGCCCGACGGCCAGACGAACGTAGCCACCGAGGTCTGGAAGCTCACCGCACCCCCAACCGCGGCGGCGCTGGCAGCCAAACCGGGCGGCGAACTGATCTACGACGGCACCAAGCATCCCGAGGCGCTCGACCTGGACACCGCGGCCGGCATCGCCGCCACGTTCCAGATCGACGGGCCGATCGCGCCGAAGTACGACGTCGACGGGCAGGTGCACCACGTGACGATCATGTGCAAAAGACAGGCCGGCTGATGGGCAACCCGTTCGGGCAGTTCGGCGTCTCGGATTCCGAACTTGCCAAGCACATCCGCAACTCGGCCGAGGTCGACGCGGGCATCAACGACTTCATGGTGAACGAGGCGATCCCGTACGCCAAGAGCATCTCCCCGGTCGACGACGGCGAGTACGCCGCCTCGTGGGCCGTGATGAAGAAAGCCAAGAACGGCAAGGGCGTGTTCGGCCCGAAAGCCTGGTATGCGCACCTCGTCGAGTTCGGCACCGGTGCCGACAAGAAACAGCGCAAGGGCAAGCGCGGCAAGGACGGTAAACGCACCGTGGAGATCGACGACGGCGAGTTCCGCCGCGTCGGGCCCGACACCCCCACCAAGGCGCAGGGCATCGCGCAGAAGGTGGCCTCGCACTTCGGCGGCGCGCTCAAGGGCGGCATTTCGAAGAGTCTGAGTGACGACGATGGCTGATCTGCACGACCAGGACTCACCCGACGAAGAGGATTTCATCGTCTGCTGGATGCAGCCGGTGATGCGCACCGCGGTCGAACGCGACATCGACGCCGAGCTGCCGTTCTGCGAGGTGACCCGCATCGACGGCGCCGACGACCCCGAGGCCGGCACCGACGACCCCGTGATCCAACTGGACTTCTACGGGCTCGGCGCCGAGGCAGCGAAGGCCGCGGCCAAGCAGGGCCACCGCCGAATGCTGTTCCTGTTCCGCAATTCGCCGACAGTCACCCTGACCGACGGCACCCTGGCCGATCTCGATTTCGGCGAGACGCTGATCAAGCCGGCCCGCATGGCTTTTGAGCACGACAAGATCGTGCGCTACACCGCCCGGTATCAGCTGGGCACCTCATACGTCGCCGTCTCCTGACGGTGATCGGCCCCGCGCGGGCCGCGATCCAGCCCACCAGTAAATGCCGGATGACTTCCGGTTCATCCCCCCTTTTCCGAAAGGAGCGTCTCATGACGCAACCGCTGACCGGCACGACTCCCGCGGCTGGTGGCTACACGACCGTCGACAACCGACTGCAGGGCGGCCACCGCACCGGCTTGATCGCCGTGGCGTTCCGCGACGCACTCGGTACGTCGACCAACATCTCACCGCACAACGCGAACGGCACAGTTCGCTGGTCGCCGCTCGCCCAGGATGGGCAGCTGCGCGACGACCTGTTCGCTCACAAGCTCGAAAACGGCGTGTGGGTGGAGAACACCAACCCGAACGAAGGCTGGTATCTCGCCGGCGCGTTCGGTGAGGGCAACGGTCCCTCGTCGCGGCCGAGCATCGACACCGACGACCAGATGATCGAGCAGTCCAACTGGCCGTTCGAGTCCGACATCACCAAGCAGGACGAGCCGTTCACGTTTCAGGCGCTGCAGAACCTGTACCCGGCGATTCAGCGGCTGGCCAACAACCTGCCTCTGTCGGACGCCAACGGAAACCCGCTGGTGGAGCTGCCCGGCGAGGCCGACGGATTCAGCCAGCCGGTCGACGCCGAGAAGATCGGTCGGCAGTTCCTGCTGTACGGCATCCGCAAGAAGGAGGGCCGCTACCTCTACGAGGTGGACGCCTACGACCTCGCCTACCTGAACAACAAGGGCGAGCGCAAGCTCGGAAAGCGTGGCACCGCCGCCGAACTGACGTTCAAGCCGGAACCCTCCGGCTACTTCATGGCCATGGTCGACGGCGAGTACAAGCCGATCATCAAGCACACCTTCATCGGTGGTCCCGCCTGGGACGCGCTGGCCGGCGACGGCTCGTAAGACCCTCGCGGGGCGCATGCCCGGGCTGGACGTGCGCCCCGCGAGCCCCACCAGCCCACCAGCCCAAACAACCAGCCCACGAAAGGAATCCAGCCCATGTCGGACGACAAAACCCTCGAGGGCAAGCACCCCATCCAGGCTGAGGCCGCTCGCGCCCAGGCCACCGACTACCTCGGGTTCATGGCCAGCCAGGTCTACGACCTCGGCGGCGGTGAGACCTGGGAACTGCCGAATCCGCAGCTGATGCCGCCGGATATGAAGCGCCGGTACCTGGAGCACCTGCGGTTCATGGCCGAGGACCTCGACACCGAAGAAAAGACGGACCCGATCACCAAGCAGGTCCGCGAGGTGCAGAAATGGCCCCTACGCAAGGGCGGAACCCTCATCGTCGATGAAGAACTGCTGTGCATCGCGCTTATGGGCACCGACGTGGTGGCCGACCGTGAGGCGTACCTCAAGGATGGGACCGTGCCCGAGGTGTACGCGAAGTTCCTCAAAGCGGGATTCACCCCCGGCCAGATCAACACGACCTGGCAGGTGATGGCCAAGCAGCTGGAGGATCGGCGCCGAGCCGACTCGAAAAGTTCTTGAGGCGGTAGCGCTGTGGTGCCGCTACCCCGATCAGCTTGAATCCGACCTCAAGATTCATTGCTATGGCACGGATATTCGTTGGTGGCACCGCGGCGACCGTGACGAGCACGGCTGCCTGAAACTGTCGAGTCGATTGCTGCTCAACCTGGTTCGCGGGCTGCCCGAAGAGTCCGAATTCAAGACTCACGCCGCTGAGCCGTTCGGCCGCGACGGCGACTGGTCAATCCTCAAGAAGATGACCGCGGCCCTGCATAACGAGGTCGCGGCATATCGCGCCAGCAAGTACGCCGGCACCGAGTACGAGTACGAGTACGACGAGTTCATCTCGCCGAGCGAGGCACGTGAGCGTGCCCAGGAACAGGCCGCCGAAGAAGAGTTCCACGACCGCGAGTTCGGCAAGCTGCTGAGCATTTTCAACTGAAAGGTGGTGCGTCTGTGGGTATCCCGATTCCCGTTGAACCGACGCTCGACGAGCGTTCTGCCACCGCTGTCGCCAAGCGTGCGGAGAAGGTGTTCGCCGACGCGGGCAAGGACGCGGGGCAGGCGTTTACGGGTGCGTTCTCTGATGGGGCGCGGGATGCCGACCAGGCCGTTAAGAAGGTCGCCGATCGGGCCTCGGACGCCTACGACAAGGCGCGCGACGCTGCGGGCCGACTTCGCGCCGAGGAGGAGAAGCTCAAGAGGCTGCGTGACGAAGGGGCCAGCAACGACCGCATCGTCGCTCAGGCTGAGCGGGTCGAGAAGGCGCGTCGCGCTGAGGTGCGGGCGGTCCGCGATGCCACCGACGCCTACCGCGACTACGAACAGGCTGCACAGTCCGCAGGGCAGAACGCGGGGCAGAACTTCGCGGGCGGGCTGCGCGGCTCGCTGTCTGGCATCGGCGGGGCGGGCCAAGACGCGGCGAACGAGTTCGTCGGCGGGTTCGCAGGCTCGTCCGCGCTTCTGCGGCTCGGATCGGCCGGAGGGCCAATCGGATTGGCGCTGGCTGGTGTGGCCACCCTCGGCGTGATGGGTGGCCGGTTGCTCGCCAACGGCATTGCCGATGGTCTGCAGACACTGCAGGTGCAGGACCTCATCACAACGCGAATGGGCCTCGATGGCGCGACCATGAACCGGTTCGGCAACGCGGCCGGACAGGCTTACGCCAGTGGATGGGGCCAGTCGCTCGAGGACAATCTGCGGTCTCTGCAGTTCGGTGTCCAGTCGGGGCTCATCAGCCCAGACGTCAACGAGGCTGACGCGCAGAAGTTCATCGAGCGCATCCAGGCGACATCCGGGGTGCTCGAAGAGGACCCGCAGCAAATTGCTCGTGGTGTTCGCAACTTCGTGAAGACGGGCCTGGTGAGCGATTACGAGCAGGCGTTCGACCTGATCGTGGCGTCCACGCAGAAGGGCCTCAACATCTCGAACGACCTGCTGGACACATTCGAGGAATACGGCACAAAGTTCCGCGACCTCGGCATCAACGGCCAGGAAGCGCTCGGTCTGATCAACCAGCTTTGGGAGGGTGGCGCCCGCAACGTCGATGTCGCCGCCGACGCGCTGAAAGAGTTCGCCATCACCGTGGTTGACAACTCGGACACCACCAAGACCGCTCTCACCGCATTGGGTTTCGATGCAGAAGAACTGGGGCGGAAGTTCGCTGAAGGTGGACCCACCGCACGAGCAGCGTTCGGTGCGGTGCTGGAGGCGCTCGCCGCGGTCAAGGACCCGATGGAGCGGGAACGCATCGGCCTCGACCTGTTCAAAACCAAGTGGGAGGATGTCGGCGACGCGATCAAGAATCTTGATCTGCCTTCTGCCGCCAATGAATTGGGCAATGTCGCCGGCAAGACGGATGAAGCGACGGGAGCGCTGCAGCGGCACGCCAACGGGTGGGACACCCTCGGCCGAAACATCGATGAGACCTTCCGAAAATTCAAAGAGTGGCTGGCCGACTCGTCCATCGGAACGTTCTTCAGCCAGACCCTGCCCGGGTTCCTCAATGCGCCATTTGATCAGCCACCACCGCCGCCCCCGCCAGCACCGGGGCAGGGCCTCCGTGACAGTGGCATCTACGGACCGCCAGTGCAGGGTCCGGGCCTCAACGGCGACGGCGTGCAGGTGCCCTCGGATAGTGCGTTGCCCCCGTTCCTCACCCCTGGGCTGACCGGCCCCGGGTTGGTGGACCCGCGCATCACCGCGCCGATTCCAGCTCAGCCGACGATCCCGCTCGGTCCGCCTCCGCCGGACGCGCCTGAGCGCGGCCCCGGCGTGCCGTATGACCAAGCACAGCAGCAGGTCGCCGACGCGGGCAGGACTGATTCGGCCAAGCCGTCGTTCGATCCGTCGCAGTACTCGGTCGATGCGATCCCGGTTCCTGGTGCGATTCCCATGCCCGCCGTGGCAGGTGCGCCCGGCGTGCCGATGCCCGGCGCTGGTGGCGGCATGGGCTACTACGAGGTCGACCCGAACCGCGTGTACGACGCCGAGACGTCGGTGTTGTCGGCGCGCAACAGCGTCGAGTCGGCGCGTATCCGCGTGCTGGAGCTCGAAGCCGAGGGCAACGCCACCGCTCAGCAGCTGGCCACCGCGCGCCAGCAGGTCACGATGGCCGAACGTCAGTATGTCTCAGCGCAGATGCGGCTGTCCGAGGCGCAGCAGGGGACCTGGAAGAAGATGGAGAACGCCGCCAAGGGCTTCTCGAAAGGCATGGATGACATCGGGGCGGCGCTCGACAACGACCTCGGCATCTCCGAGGGTCTGCCCGGACTCGCCGACAACCTCGTGCGATTCGTCGCCAGCCTGGCCGCGGCGCCGCTGCTGGGCCCGCTGTCGGCGATTAGCGCGGCTAACCCGATCCAAGGCGGGCACGGCATCCTCGGCATCCTCGGCGCGCAGGGCGCGTTCGGCCCGCAGTACACCCAATCGCAGTACGCGCAGCAGGGGTACCCCGGTGGCTACCCAACGGCGTACCCCGGTGGCGCATACCCGGGTGACGCTGCGCTGCTGGCCAACGTTCCCGCCGGCCGCTACTCGCAGACCGGAATCGCGGATCTAACCAAGGGCGTCGCGGACTGCTCCAGCGCCGTTGAGGATCTCGTCAACCTGCTCGATGGTCGCCCCACAGGTGGACGGTCGCTGTCGACCGGAAACGCCGACGAGTGGCTGCGCGAGCGCGGGTTCGTGCCGGGCACGGGTGGCCCCGGCGATTTTCGTGTCGGGTTCAACTCTGGCCACATGCAGGCGACGCTGCCGGGAGGGACGCCGTTCAACTGGGGCAGCGACGCGGCGGCCGCTCAGCGAGGCATCGGCGGTACCGGCGCGGATGACCCGGCGTTCACGTCACACTACTACCGGCCCGCGGCTGGAGCACCGGTGTCGCTGCCCGCCATTCCCACGCCGAGTGTCACCGCGTACCCGTCGACCACCTCGGCGTCGCCGTCCACCGCCTCGGCCCCGGCCACGACGGACATTTACAGCCCGGCCAACACGAATCCGGCGCTGAATAATCCGCCCGCGCCGGCCGGCGCCCCGTCGAGCCTGCCTCCGGCCTCCGGTGGTGGTGGCGGCACCCTGCCGTTTATGGGTGCCGGTGCCCCGCAGGCGGCACCGTTCGCGCTCAACACCCCCGTCGGTGGCAGCGCATTCCCCGCGCAGGGTGGTGGCGGCTTCCAGGGCGTGTCGGGCCTGCCGATGGACGCGATCATGACCGCGACCCAGGGCCTGGATCTATTGGCCCCCGGTGCATCTCAGGCCGCGCAGATCGGCATCAAGCTCGCCAACCGCGCGATCGGCTATGCGGGCCAGCTCGCCGGCATCGGCGTCTCGGGTCTCATGGAGACATTTCTGCCGTCGGGCTCGCCGCTGGGCAACATCGGCAACTCGTGGTTCGGCAAGGTCGCATCCGGTTTCGCCGGTGCGCGGCCTGCGTTGCCGAATACCGCCGGGCAACAGGCCCCGCCGAACCCGAACCCGGCTCAGGCTGGTCAGCCGGGCCAGCCGCAGCCCGGCCAGCCGATCAACCTCGAGTACCACAACCATCAGGCCACCGAGGACCGCGCCGGCGCTGACATCACGCGGCACCTCGAAGCCCAGAACGCCCCTGCGGGGCAGCGATGACCCACTATCCGCAGGGGCCGCTCACGCCCCACGCTGCCTACTACCACCTCAAGAGCCGGCACCCGTTGGTGACGCTGTGGTCCCACGACGGAGCGAACAGCTTCTCAATCCTCGGCGGCAAGGCGATCCCCGACAAGTTCACCGCACCCGAGTGCGTGATGATCAAGAAGAACGGGCTCAAGGGTCTGATCGCGCCGTGGGACACCATCGACCAGAAGGGCGCATCCGAGGATGGTGTGACGTTCGTCGACGCGTTGCAGGGCCCCACCGAGGTCGAGGTCAAGCTGCGGGTGCGTGGCCGCGATCCGCAGCACTGCCGCAGGCTGTGCCGGCTGATCATCGCGTCGATCGACAAGAAACGCACAAGCGAGTTCTCGTTCATCGACCAGGACACGGGCCGCTGGTGGTCGGACGTGCGGTGGTTCAAGGCACCGCCGGACGTCAACAGCATCGGCGAATCGTGCACGCAGGATCTGACGTTGGTGCTGCGCGCCGACAACGGGTTCTGGCGCACCTACCCGGTCACCGACTCGTTCGCGTTCACCTACGAGGCCACCACCGAGACGTTCAACTACGACACCGAAGCTGACGGCGACCTGGGCGAGAACTGGCCGCTGTACTACAGCGAAGAGGGCGGCGGGTTCATTTACGCCGATGGGTCGCAGGCCCGCTGGAAAGACGACCCCGACGACTGGCTGATCACCGACACCCGCGAGGTCGTGGCCGGGCCGTACAAGGATTTCGAGACCGCGACCAACAACCAGGTTGTGTCGATGGTCATCGGATCGTTTCAGGAGTGGTCACTGCCCGAGGGCGCGGCCAACGATCTGTGGGCGCGCATGGGTCGCGACGAAAACGGCGACTGGGATGGCAACGGCATCCGCATGCGCATCGAGAACAACATTCTGAAACTGTCGTATTTCAGGGAATTTTCGCAGACCGTGATGCGTTCGCGGGTGCTGCTGATCCCACCGATCATCGGAGAGAAGTTCACCCTGGTTGCCGGGTACGAGGGCGAGGGTAACGAGCGTCTGTTCAAGGTGTTGCGCAACGGCGTCGAGGTGTTCTCGGTGCGGGAGAACGGCACGAACTCGGCGCTCGGCCCAGACTATCGCGGCATCGGGTTCGGCATGCAGGCCGGCAAGGCGATCATCACGCAGGCCACCCCCGCGTCGGTGCGCAAGATCTCCGCGGGCGACAACTCGACGGTGTCGCAGGAGGGGTTCATTCGGGTGCGCAACATCGGCGATCAGGATATGCCGTTGCGCTACACCGTCTATGGGCCTGGCACCTTCAAGTTCGCGCCGGTGCCCGGGTCTACGGAGATGATCGAGTTCGGGCCTCTGCTGCCCAACCAGGTGGTCTACATCGACACCTCGCGGCAGAACCCGAAGATCAAGGATCTCACCAGCATTGCGCCGACACCGCAGGAGTTGAGCTTCTTTCAGAAGGCGCTCAAGGACTTCATCTCGTGGGCGTCGGGCAACAACGTGCCACCGCTGCTGCAACAGATCGAATCGGTGTTCGGGATCGTCCCACCGCAAGGGAACCTGTACTCGCTGCTGAAGGGGCAGTGGAACAAGAAGTCCGTCATTCCGGCGAAATCGCCTGGGACGCCGGACTCTCTGGTTGAGCCTTACTTCGTGAAGGTGGCGATCGACGGGGGTAACGCCGACTCGAAGATCGTGGCCGCGGGGACACCTCGACGGAGGTACCCGCTATGACCGTCGACGTCGCCACCCTCAACGAGAAGTTGCTGCACGGTGATGTCGCCCAGGCCGCCGAGGCCGCGGAGAAGCTCGCCCGGATGCAGGACGACCTCGACGTCGACTGGGTATTCACGCTGTGCGACGAGTTCTGGGACGACATCGACGAGTTCGGCGCCGACCTCATGGAGGCATCGGGTACCGACCCGCGCAACGACAAGGGCGCGGCGACGTTCCGCACCAAGGGCAGTAGCGACCTCGTTGGCCACATGAAGCAGTGCCGCAAAACACTGCGCGGCGTCATCGTCGAAACCGCCGGCGTGCGTCTGCCGTACTACATCGACACCCACGACTGGGCGTACGAGAAAGCGGCATGGACCAGCACCGCGAACTGCATCGGCATCTGGGACATCCTCAACTACCTGACGATCCTGCCGTCGTGGTTTTTGCCGATACAGCTGCAGCCGTTCTCACACGCGGTGTTTGTGGGCCCGCTGGTGACGGTGATCGAAAACATGATCTCCGAGTGCGCGCTGAGGATCCAGGGCGGCATCCACGACTTCCTCAACAACGCGTTGTCGCTGAATCCCGATGTGCGCGCTTGGTTTGGGTCGATTCTGACCGCGATCGAGCGCGACGGGCTCAACCCGCAGGCGCTGCTGGAGATGCTCAAGACGCCCATGTACGTGGTGCGCACCAACCCGTTCTTCGACGGTTCCCCATTGGCGGCCAAGACGGTTCGCATGGAGTCGTGCGGCACAACGATCCGCGACCTGACCAAGGCGTACGGCGTCGACGTGCGGGTCGATCTGTGGCGGCCGGGGGATCCGCAGCCGGATCGGTGGGCCAACCTCACGAAACCGACGTATGTGGTGACGGTCAAGGACCGCTCGCAGATCTCGGGGCCGACACACTCGATTCTCGATTCGATCTTCCGCACGACCGTGGATCTCGGTGGCTCACTCGGCGACATCTTTTGGCCGATCATCCGCCAGGTCCAGTCGATGCCGGGCGTGTACGAGGCCCCCTCGCTGGGTGTGAACTTCACCGAACCGTACGCGATCGTCGTCGCGCCCGAGCCGGGCGAGGACTCGCCGCTGGTGTCGTGCAAGATCACCGACCACACACCCAAGGCGTGGCAGATCATCATCGGGGGACGATCGCCCAAATGGGCTGGTGCCCCTCGGTTTAACCGCCGGGGGGCACCAGCCCGAGGGCTACATCTGACTGAACGATCTGATCAACGCGACACTGTCGTGGCTGATCGACTCCATCTCCATCGTCATCGGCTTTACTGGCATCCCGTCGAACCTGCTCGACGGGTTCCTCAACGACGCGTTCTTCGCGTTCCAGATGCTGCAGCACTACCAGCGCCGGTCCGACATGGGCCCGATGCACCCCAACATCGAGGTCATGGTGCCCACCCCGGCACCCCCGTACAACGTCGAGGCCATCTTCACGTTCCTCGGCATCCTGTTCGACACCCGCGGTTACACGTCCGCGCAGGCGGTTCTCAAGAACGCCCCGTATGGCCCGTATGCGTTGGGGCGCGACATCTTCCGCGGCGGCCTCATGTCGCTGATCTACCCGGTGCCCGATCCGATCACCGGCGGATTCACGTGGGAGATGTTCACCGACTACGTCGAGAACACCCCGTGGCGGTACACACCCCGTGACCGCGAGTTCCTGGTGCAGATCGGCGACGGCAAGGCCGAAGAGGCATCTATCGCCAAGCATCAGCGGTTCATCACCGGACTGTTCGAGGCGTTCAACATCTGGACCCTGGCCCCGAGATCGTAGGAGAGACTGTGCCCGAAGAGCCTTACCCCACCAAAGTAGTTGACGGCCAGGAGTATTGGGTGGTCGAGACGCTGGTCCCGAAAGAGTCCGACCCCGAACGTGGCGCCTACATCTTCTTCGCCAAGCCGCTGATGGGCATCACCGGCATCGCCGGCCTAGTCAAGGGCGACCCGGGCCCGTGGACCGAGATCCTCGAAGAGGTCAACGTGACGCCGCTGGCGCACGGCGACGAAACGCCAGACTCGATGTCGTTCACTGTCACCCAACCGGGCGGGCCGGGGACGCCGCAGCGCGTTCAGCTCAACGCCACACAGCGCAGTGGCCCACCCGGCCAGGACGGCACCATGCAGTGGGACCCGACCGATCTTGCAGAGAATCCAGCTGCAGGCACCATCCCCGCGGTGAACGCCGACGGCGACGGGTTCGACCTGGTGCCGCAAAAGGTCGGCGGGATGCACTGGGCGGCCTCCCTCAACGACGCCCCCGCGGGCACCACGGCCACCTATCAGATCGGCACCATCGCGGTCGCCGCCGGCACCTACCGCACACCGTGGCGGCCGGACCCCGAAGCCGCCGTAACGGTCACCGGCTCGTCACCGGACATCACCGTCGACATCGTCGCCCGGCTCAATTCACCCACGGGCAAGATCGTCGGGATTGGCAAGGCGGTGCCCGGAGTGCAGACGCAACGCGTGGTGCTGCAGTCAGGCCCGGAGACGGGCGCATCGGCGACCGATGACACGCTGTACGTGGCGGCCGGTGAGGCGGCGACGGTCTACCTGATGGCCGAGAAGGTCGGCGGTGCGGCCACCTACGCCACATCCCTGCCCCGGTTCAACATGAACGCGGTGCCGCTGCCGTGACCGACCCGCTCCCCGAGTGGATGCGACAGACGCCGAACCTGGAGTCGCTGCACAACCTTCCCGACATTCCATGGGGTGGCTACAACCCGACCGGCGCCATCAGCCTGCCGACACCGGGCGACCTGCTGCTGTTCGTGCGCAAACTTCTCGAGCGATTCCTCAAAGATGTCGTGCTGGCCCTGGTGGGGTTCTTTGTGCCTGGCGACCTCGGCGCGGCGTTCCAGCAGCTCAAGGGTTGGGCAGAGGATCTACCCGGGGCGATCGTGGCGTTCATCAACAACGTCGCCGGAATCGACCTGTCATCGTGGGAGGCGTTCCTCGCCAGCCTCGCCGACGGCAAGGGCATCGACCTGCCGCTCGCGGCCGAGGTCATCACGAACCTGCAGGCGTTTTTCGGCAGCGTCGACCTGACGAACCCGATCGGGAACATCAACGCCGCGCGCCAGGCGTTCGTGCAGACCATCGTTCAGCCGTTTCTGAACTTCGTCTCGCGGATCGTGCCCGCGTTGTTCGGGCCGCTGCCGATCGGCATGCTGACCGACGAGCGGATCACGCTGCTACTCGAGGGCGGGTTCGACGACGCGGTGACGATCGTAGAGGGCTCGGGCTACGTGCACGACCCGGATGACGGCGCCACAACGCCCCTCGGCTGCGCTGTGGTCGACCTCGACGGGCAGTGGCACCTGCTGGCAACCGAGCCGGTGCGCGTGGCGCCCGGTTGGGTGCTCAAGGCTGGCTCACAGGTGAAATACATCGACGTGGAGGCGGCGCCGGAATCGAACGCGATCCGCATCGAGCTCGTGCCGTACAACGGCACCGAGGCGGGCCTGCCGGTGTGGATGGCAAGCGATGAGTCGCCCGAGGGGACGTCGGACTGGGACGATCTGAACTCGTGGGCGGAATACACCGTTCCGGCAACGGGAGTCACGCATGTCGGTTTGCAGCTGGTGACCTCCGACGAGGCGACCGCTGGCCGCGTCAAGTGGGACAACGTTTTCCTGCAGTCGACCGAGAAGATCCCGCAGGCGTTCACCAAGGATCTTCCCGAAGACCTCGCCTCGCTGCTCAATTTCGTTCGCACATGGGTGGAATCGGCCCTGTCGGCATTGGGCATCAACCCGTCAGGCAACCTGCTCGATGACATCTTCGATCTATCCGACGAGCTCGAGTGGATTCGCGACCGGGCGCAGCAGGGGTTCGACGATGCGGCAACAGCGCTCGCCGACCTCGGCGCGCTGGCGACTAACCTGCTGACGAATCCCGCTGCGGTGCTTGGCGAGATCGGGCAAGACCTCGTGACCGGTCTGCCGACGGCGCTCGGCAACCTCCAGACCACGCTCAACCAGATCGGCGAGGTGTTCGACGGCGTGGTTGTGACGCCTGTGAACTCGATTGTGCAGGCGGTTAAAGACTGGTGGAGCAGCATCGCCGGCAAGACTCAAAACCTCAACAGCAGCGGCAAATTCGACGCGAGCAACCTCGTCGGGCAGGTCGCGGCTGGCGCAGTGGAAGGTCTCACCGACCTGACCAACGACGTGGTGGGCGGCTTCAAGGGCATCTTCGACGCGTGGTTCGGCGGCTCGTCGGGCACCGGCACACCTGCCGAGGTACAGCAGACGATCGGTGCGATCAAGGACGCCGTGATCAGTGGCTACACCGTGTCTACGTTCACCTCGTCGCAGACCAACTGGGCGAGGCCGACCGATATCACCGAGTTTGTGGTGGCCATGTGCGGCGGCGGCCAGAACGGCGTCACAGGTGGCACGCCGAACGGTGGCGCTCGCGGTCTGGGCGGATCGTGGATCGTCCAACCGCTCGACCCGTCGACCTTGCCCGACTTCCTCGATCTGGCAGTGGGAACGGCTGGGCAGCGGTCATATGTGCGTGAGGCGAACGGATCGCACACCGGCACGTTGATCGTCGAGTCGCCGGCGCACGGCAGCCAGGGTGGCATTGCTACGCAGTTCGGGTTCACCTCAACCAGCTCGACACCTGGCAACGGCGGTGTCGGCGGATACGGGTCTGACAGTCCGCCGACCGGTGTTTCTCGGGACGGCTCGGCGGGCACCGGAAACTCGCTGGCCGTCGGCGGAGCTGGCGGTGCGGCTGCCAGCGGCGTAGGCCCGACGGTTGGCTCGCCCGGGCAGCCAGGCACGACGATTCTGCCCGACGTGCTGACCAAGTGCGGCGGCGGCGGCGGGGGCGGCGGCGGCGGCGGTCAAACGCAGGGATTCACTGGCGGCAAGGGCGGCGCTGGCGGCGCCGGTGGATTTCCCGGGGGCGGCGGCGGCGGGGGCGGCGGCGGCGACACCGTATTTGGCGGTTCTGGCGGCTCCGGTGGCCCTGGCGGGGCTGCCTGTATCTGGCTGTTCTACCGGTAGGAGATGAGTCGATGAACAACACGGCAACCCTTGTCGCAGAGGGACTTTGTCAGTTCTGCCCGGTAACCAATCTCTACCGGTGCAGCGATGGCAAGCATCTGCTCGTGACCATTCCTTGCCTGGATTCGCTCGGCACGCTCGAGGCCGCGCTGGGGGTGAAGATTCCGCGAGCAACGGCCCACGCCCCGACGACCGCTGACGTGTTCCTCGCCGACGAGAACGCCGTAGTGCTCGACGCTGATGGCGACCCGGCGAACGGTATGACGGCGCTCGCCAAGATCGAGGGCTGCCGCAGCTTTGAGCAGGCGCTGGCCCACTGCGGCTACGAGCTGACCTAGATGGCCTGGTCGTACCCTCCGGTCATCCCGGAGCTGACCCACCAACCGGCTTGGTTTCCCGAACCACCGGAACCCGAGCCGACACAACACGGACCGGCCTGGTTCCCGCGCTGGCGGTTCAACGTCGGCGACGAGGGTATCGGCAGCGACTCGGCGCTACTGGTGCCCGAGATCGCGGCACTCGATCGCGGTGTTGGTACCGACGGCGCGGCTGTGTCGCTGCCGGGTCTGCTACTCGGCGACCAGGGCGTCGGCACTGACCTCGCACTGCCGGGTGTGCTCGGCGCCGATCGCGGCGTCGGATCCGATCTAGCGCTGCCCGGTCTGTTCGGCACCGACCTCGGGCTCGGCACGGATAGCGGCCTGGTCAAGCCGCTGATCGTGACTGGTGACCAGGCGTGCGGCGCCGACGTCGCAGCGCTGCTCATTCCGATCGGCACGGTCGTCGATCAGGGCATCGGAGCGGACACCGCGACGGCGGGTTTCGCCCCTCACGCCCCGCTGGCAGCCGCGTTCACCACGGCGGGCGCCTACACGTTCACGATTCCGGTCTGGTGCCGCTACATCGACGTGATCCTGCTCGGCGGCGGTGGCGGTGGTCGCGGCATGATCAATCTCGGCTCGTGGGGCGAAGGTGGCTGGGGTGGCAACTGGGCCGTCTACACGCTGGAGCGCGGCGTGCACATTCCTTGGACTGCCCGCACCATCACGGGTGCGGTCGGCGCGGGTGGCGCTGGTAGCGCCTCTGGGTTCGCTCCGGCGCGTGGCCAGACTGGCGGATCATCAACTGCCGCGACCGATGGGTGGTCGGGAGTGGCAACTGGCGGCCTCGGCGGCCAGAACGCTCTCGCTCCTAACGGCCGCGCCGTGAGCCCACTGACGCAGACCGTAACCGGGCAGACATACACGGGTGGCGACGAAGTCGCACCTGGGACGGGCGGCCCCGCTGCGGGCGCAGTGCCTGGCGGCGGTGGGTCTGCTGCGATCACGACATTTCAGTCAGGTGGAACCGGAGGCCGTGGGCGGGCCTGGTTCTACTGCTACCAGTAACTCGAACACCGTTACGGAGCAAGAACTTCGGCAACCACGAAAGGGCGTCTAATTGATTAACCCCACAGATGCCGAGGACTACGAATTCGCCTTTTACTTCAGCGTCAAGGGCGTGAAGGTCACGGGCCCCGGCGATCCGGATACGTGGTATCCGAACATTCAGTACGGGCTGCGTGGGGTAGGCGAGGCGCCGCCGCCGCTCATTCTGCAGGCGTACCTGATGAATGTTGGGTTGAACTCCGATCCCCAGAGTGTGCGTTTCGCGATTCTCTACACGGAACCGGTGACTTGGACGGCGGTGTCGCCGGAAGAGGTTGCCGCGCTGCCGGGTTCTGTCGAGGACTATTCGTTCGCAATCTTCGGAGATGTTCCGGCGGATGAGAACGGAAATGCGTTCCGGCTCGGCCTGGTGGGCAGCGGCGAGTATGGCCGTGAGGTGTCGCTGCTCACTCTCCCGATCTATCTGGATACGCAGGGGCAGGAAGGTGCACTACATGACGTTGCGCTCTGCTATGCACCTCGCGTCAATTGGTCGGTTTGGGAAGTGGACGCGTAAGTGCGGTTCTGCAAAGTCGTGGGCAGCCAGTAATCACAACAACAGGGAGAACCCTACATGTCTGAATATCAAGCCGCACACCGACGGGCATGCGCCTCGGCAATCACCGCACTCGGCAACCGAATTGGGCTCTACGCCGGTTCGACCCGCGTCGGCACCGTGTTCGCCGACACCACCTGGGGTACAGCCGCCGACATCACCGAGGGCGGCATCGACAAGGCTCAGGTGACCGGCTCGACAGTCACAATCACGATTCCGGGCGGCACCGTATCGAACGGTACGGCCATCGACCGATACGGAATTCACAACGGCTCAACGCTTCTGCGAACCGAAGAACTGCCGGTGTCGCTGGTGATCAACGACGGCAGCCAAGAAGCGCAGGTGCAAATCACCCCGCGGTTCAAGTACCGAGGCGAGTGATGGACCACCCCGACAACTACGCCGTGTTCGGCATCGAGAAGCCGTTCCCATGGGTCGCCGCGCTCAGCGCTGGCCTGCTCGGCGGCCTGGTGCTGACCGCGCTGCTGAACCTCGCATTCGTGCGCGGCAGCTGGCCCGTCGACCAGATCATCGAGGGCGAATCCCTGTTCCACTTCTGACCCGTCGAACCACCAGCCCCGCAGCCATCCGGCGCGGGGTTTTCTATGCCCGAAAGGAATCCGCCATGCCGATCCTGCGCGCGAACGTCGACTACGCATTCCAGATCGCCCGTGCCCGCAACCGCAAACCGTACGGCTACGGCGGTGTGTGGGTGAAGAACGACGTGAACCGCACCACCGACTGCTCGGGCATCGTCACCCACGTGCTCGACGCGCTCGTTAACGGCGAGCGGATGACGTGGTCACGCCACGGCCTATCCACCGAGGCGTACCGCTACGTGGGCCCCGCGGGTTCGCGTGGCCCGTTCGGAACCATCCGCGTCGCCCGCCCAGGTGACATTCCCGCCGACGCGGCACTGCGCATCGGCCTGATGCACGGCCCGGGCGGCGGCGCGAACTCACACATGGCCTGCACGCTGGAAGGCGTCGCGATCGAATCACGCGGCGGCACCGTGGCATCCGGTGGCGGCCAGTGGGTCGGCGGCTCGGGTCGGCACTACAACAACCCGTTGTTTCACGACTGGTTCTACCTGCCCGGCCCCATCGTCGGCACCGGGACCACCATCCCCACCTCGCCGACCGCGCCCGGCGCGGTGTACCTCGGCCGCGACTGCTCGCGCTACGAGTGCACCGGCGAGCGCGTCCGGGCGTTGCAAGCCCGCCTCAACGCCCACTACGAGGCGTACTCGAACCTCGACGAGGACGGCGAGTTCGGCCCGCTCACCGAGGCCGTCGTCAAGCAGTTCCAACTCCGTTCGGCTCTCACCGCCGACGGTATCGCCGGTCCCGCCACCCTGGCCGCCCTCGGCCTGTCATTCCAACCCCAGGAGGTACCACCCGTGACCGCACCCCTCAGTGACCGGCAGCTGCTCGAAAAGATCCTCGACAACACCAACGAGATCCGCAAGCAGCTCGAAACCGATGGCGATCCAACGTGGAAGAACCGGGGAATGTCGGTGCGCGACAAGGTCTACGCCATCGCCGCGAAGCTCGGGGCGTAGCCATGACACTCAAAGTCGGCTCGCAAGGCCCGCTGGTCACCGCGTGGCAGCGGGAAATGGTGCGCCGGTTCAAGTCGTACGCGCTGGCCGCTGATGGCGGGGTGCTCCGCGCCGACGGTTACTACGGCTACGACGACGCCGCGGTGCAGCGCGAGTACGAACGCCGCACTGGTCAGCCGCAAGACGGTGTTGTCTCCGAGCAGGACCTGCGCGCCCTCGGCCTCACCGAACCGCCGCCGCCACCGAAACCGCGCCACCTGGCGATCGTGTTCCGCGGCACCGGCGGGGTGATCGGCCAGGACTACGTCAGCCGCGTCTGTCAGGGCGCGGCTGACCTCGTCGAGGAACGCAATCCGCAGTGGCCCGCCAGCATGGGTGGGCTGCCGCCGGGTGCCCCCGGTACGCCGTCGATGAACAAGGCGGTCCAGATCGCGATCGCGGCCGGCGCGGCCGAGATCCGCTCGGGGCGCTCGTTCCTGCTCGGCGGCTACTCGGCGGGCGCGATCGTCGCGGCCAAGCTGCGCGCCATGCTCGAACCCGGCCAGCCCCTCGCCGCCTACCGGGACAACTACGTGTGCGGGTTCACGTTGGGCAACCCGGCCCGCGCGTTCGGCCACACCTACTACCTCGGCGCGATCCCCAACGGGCGCGGCATTTCCGACTTCAACATGCCCGCAAGTACTCTCGGCTGGGACTGGTGCGACCTGGCGCACCCCGACGACATGTACGCCAACGTGCCCCTCGGCGACGCCGGGGACATCATGACGGCGATCTATCAAGCGGTGACGGACACGCAGCTCTCTGACCCGATCGGCACGCTGCAGGCCATCATTGTGGCCATCCCGAAGGTGCTCGCCGAGGCCGGGGTGTCGATCCCGCTGCTGGCTCAGGTCGGCGTCGGCGCGCTGACCGGCAACCCGGCCGCGATGGCGGGCGTTCTGCTGCCGGTACTGACCTCAACGCTCGCCGGTCTGATCGGCGGCGCGACAGGTGGGCAACTGACCGGGCCGGCCGCAGCCGTGCAGGCCGCGATCATCGCGCTGCGGTTCGCCGCGTCCGGCACCGCGGCGCACATCAACTACCACACCTGGGAGGTGTGGCCCGGTCAGACCTACCTCGGCCTGGCCATTCAGCACGTCCGCGACTGGGCCGGCCGCACGCCGGTCCGCAACTGAAAGGGCATCGCCATGACCGACACACCTGTCACCATCTTCGACGTCATCCGGTCCAGATCCTGGGACCAGCTACGCGCGCTTCTCTACGTGGTGGTTCCCCTCGCGATTGCCGCCACCGTCGAGACGCACACGTGGGAATGGACCGGTCTGGCCTTGGCCATCCTCACCCCGTCGCTCGCCTCGTGGAAGTCGGTCACCGGGTTCCGAACCGCGCTGCAAGGTGTGATCGCTGCCCTCCAGGTCCTGCTTGTCGCAATGCATCTCGTGACCGATGCACAGTTCACCACCTGGGCACAGATCGCCCTCGCGATCGTCGGCGGCGGCGTGGCCGCGGCCAACGTGCACGCCAAGCGCACCGACCAGCCGATCGTGGTCGACCAGGACGGCAACCCCGCGTCCGGGCCGGTGCGGTGACCTGGCGGCTCGTCCGCACCGACACGCTACAGCTCGTTCAGCTATTCGTGCTGGCCGCGGCCGTGGTGCGCGGGATGGACTACCTCATCACCCCGCCCGGATCGTCCGAAGTGCTCAACCTCATCGAACGCGCAGCGCCACTGTGGTTCTGGGCAGCGGTGTTCATCGCGTTCGGCATGCTCGGCCTGGTCGGTGAGTGGTGGATGAGCTTCGGGGTCAGCCCACAACGCTGGATCGCGTCCTACATCGCGCACGCCGCGCTGGTCGGGCTCTACGTGGCAGTCGGGCTTGGCGCGCTGGTTGACGTTCTTGACCGGCAACCGCCGTACGGGTTCCGCACGCCGCTTGAGTGGATGTTCATTGCGGTCGTGCACGCGATCTTCGTGCGACGGAGGGAACGTGTCTGAGCACGAACTAACACTGATATCTCAACTGCCCCCGTGGATCCTCTTGGCCTTGGCGGCCCTCGTGCTGCTCGCCTACGCGTTGCCCCGGATCGCCGAAGCGTCAGCCTCGTTGGCGAAGCTCATGGGCCCGATCGGCCGGTACTGGCGCAACCGGGGGTTGCGTCGCGCCGCCGAGCGCGACGCCGAGCTGCAGGCCGAGGCCCGGGAGTTGGCCAAGCAGATCGTCGCCGAGGTCACCCCACCGGACTATGCCGAGATGGGCCGGCGGCTGGCCAACATGGAGCGGAGGGTGGTGTCACTCGAGGAGTCTGACCAGATCCAGCGGGCATTCATCGTCTACGACGAAGAATGGCACTTCAACGATGCCCTTTCCGCAGTCGGCCGACCGGATTGCGCTCCGGCGCCGCGACTCACGCACAACCAGTTCAAACGGCTCTGGCGCGCCGGCTGGCGTCCGGGCGAGCCCGTGCCGGATGACTGACCGGCGAACCCATCGACAACCGCCCCCGACTTCGGCCGGGGGCGGCTTTCGCCGCTTATTTGTCGCGGCGGCGAGTAAACAAAGTGGTCTCGATCTGGCAGTGTGCTGGGTCACGGTTTGACCAAACTCCTCAATGGAGCTTCGCGCCCGGCAATACACTGCCAAATCGCAGCGTTGGTGACGAATGTCGACTACGCAGGTTCAAGGGGGATGCGAACAAGTGACGGGTGAGCGACAGATCGTCGCCTACGGGCTTCGTGTCGAGGTCGACGGGCGCGCCCAGAGGCGAACCAAGAACCCGCCGCCGCACACCCCCTACCCAGCCAACTTCAATGGCGCCGGAGCTGATCTTCTGATGTTCTTCAGCTCGTTCGTCAATGCGCTGCCCACTGACAAGCTGATCCGCCGCGGTGACCGACATTTCGGTATCCCAGAGGAAGTCGAGCGCTTGGGGCGCACGATTCGGCTCAGGCTCAGCGGTGGGGAGTCGGGGCGCCGATCCAAGATCACGCTGAAGGCAGGCGGGAAGGAGGAGACGCGTGAACCATCGGGGGTCGAGTGGGAGCCGTTCCGTGTGGCGATCGTCATCCCGAAGGATTTCAACCAGGGGTGGCTGCTCGTCGAGAAGTCGGGCTACCACTCGGTCCCAACCGAGTGGCGCCAGGAGTTGGTCCGGGCCTTCAAGGCCGCTTACCCCGACTACGTGCTGAAGATCTCATCCATCACTGAGATGTCGCTGTGGTCGCAAGTTGAAAACTCGAACGAGCCGCGCCTTCTGGCGGTCGAAGTGATCATGCGTAGTTCCGACTCCTCTGGCGACCACTCGGCCGGTCACCCCGCCAATATGGCGACCTACGACACCCACGTCTGGGAGGCGGTCCATGCACAGCCTGGACGCGTCTTGAGACAGCTTCGACGCCGGTTCACTCGTCGGAAGACGAAGGACGGACTCGTCGAGATCACGCAGCCACTCGATGTCGACGACTTGTCGGACGACGATGCGAAGATCGAGCTTAAGGATGATGTGCGTCAGATCAAGGCCAGAGTCTTGAATAGTGAGGGGCGCAAGAAGACGGTCATCTTCGGCGGCCGTGAGCCCACGATGACGATCGTGATGGATGGCGTATTCGATCTGTCACCCAGTGCGACGAAGTTCTGGCAGGAAGCGCGGTCGGCGGTCGTAGATCTCGCCACCAGCGGCGGCGTGTCACTGGCCCCGAAGTGGGACACTGGCGAGTGGGAACATCCAGAGAACGCGATCAAGGTGGAGGTGAGCTTGACCGATGAACCTGATCAAGATGACGCAGCCTCTGCGGGAGGGACTGGGACGACCGCATGACGGTGAGGTAACTCACGGCCGCCTGATCACCGCATATGGGCTCCCTATTTCATGCGCGATCGTGATTCTAGTGTCGGTTCATCCTGTGGTCACGCCCGGTGCGTTACTTCCGGGCGCTGCCATCATTTCTGGTGTGCTGCTCTCGCTGGCGACGATGAGCTACAACCGGGTCAAGGATCTCGGCGGTAGCGAGCCGTGGGAGGGTACGGACCCGATGTGGGCCGCTGTCGTATTCGCGCGGGCGTCAGTCGCTGCGGCACAGATCTCGGTCGTGGCCTCGGCGGGCTTGGTCGTAGCGCTCATGATCCCCTCCTGCTCAGTGGCCATCCCATATGTCACGGCCTTAGCGATTGGTACGCTCCTACACCTGTTCATCCGAATCTGGTATCTCCTCGCGATGATTAGGCACCAGGTCGGCGTCACTGCGGGGCAACGCAGCGCCGGAGTGCCCAGATGAAGCGAATGACACGCATATAAATACTGGTGGGCTAGTTTTGCCGGTGGCCTCTCGTATGGTCTACAACAAGGGGTCGATGGCCGCCGAATGCCTCACGGCATCGCCGAGTAGTTCGTCAGGTCGGTGCGCGCGCCACGGCCGGGCCGCTTGGCATTCCACTTGTCGATGGTCTCCACGGTCCAGCCGCGCACTGTGCCGCGCGGCAGGGTGCCGTCGTCGTTGACGGGGCCGACGATGGCGTCCGGGTCGGGGAGTTTGATTTTCGACAGCGAGCCGATCGCTAGGCCGAGGTGTTCCTCGACCTGGGCACGATTCAAGTAGGTCCGGGGACGGCGGGTCACCGGGCCCATCCGCGGGCGACGCGGTTGCCGATCTGGACGATGACGAGCGCGGCGTAGGCGGCCCACAGCCACCATGGAATGCCGATGGTGGTGTCGAGCGCGAGGAACACTGCGCCGGTGCTGGCGGTGGCAACCAGGTCGTAGTTGCGTTTGAGCAGGTCCATGCTGGTGATTCTTCCTTTCTGGAGTGGGTATCGTGGAGTTTGTCCCGAGGGTCCCCGGGCGCCTTTCTCGCCCGGGGCCTCTCGGGTCACCGTTTCCGGTGACGTCCTCGGCGTTTGCGCCGCTTCCCCGGTCGGGGCTTCCGGTTCTGGACTACCGCGATGGTGTTGACCACCAGGGTGAGTACCGAGACCAGGAGCGCCCATCGGGCTTCTGTCATTTCCTCCTTTCCGCCTGCGGGTCTGTCCCGCTGACACATATGACTTTACCCTAAGCAAGGGTGTAGTTCAACCCTCCGGAGGGTTCCCCGCACGCCTGCCTGGGTCTAGCTGCCACCGCGGGTGATGGGAGTGGGATTGCCCCGGCGCAACGGCCGACTGCGCCCATGAACTCAATCGGGTCGATACCTGAAAATCTGGTGCATCAGATACCCCGATAGCGGCGGTAGCGTATCCCGGTAGCGGATGCAGTCGGCTTTGGGGGAGGCGGGGTGTCGGACCGGCTGGAAGTCGACGCCGAAGGTCTGGCGGCCGACGGCCGAGACTTGGCGGCCCTCGGTGTGCCATCTCCTACAGCAGAGGCCTGCCCAGCACCGGCTTCAGACCCCGTGTCGACGAGCATGGCTTCGGCACTCACGGCGCACGATGAGGGTCTGTGCCAACGGCTCAGTGAAGCCCAGTCCATTCGCGAACATGGCGGATCGATCGTGACCGCGTCAGGGGTGATGTTCGAGGTCGCCGACGAGCAGGGAGCACTCGAAATAAGCCGCGTCGATGTTGTGGGATCTCCTCGACCGGCGTCAGCAGGGCCGCCAACGATTGCCGTGCCGAAGAAGCCCGAGCCGAAGAAGACCACTGCGAAGGTACCTTCTGTTGAACCCCAATCCTTAGGCCCGGAGGAGTTCTCGGGAGCGATACATTCCGGCAAGGGGTCGAGCGATGTGTGGGACTTCGGGAGACGCTGGCGCCGTGGTAGCGATGACATCACCCAGATCGGCTATGAGTCACAGCGAATCAGCATGTCGATCGACGAACACTGGACGGATTCGGGAAATAACGCCTCACCCAAAGTGTTCCAGCACGGAACCTGGCTGAACAATACAGCCGAATGGGCAAAGAAACTCGCGACAAACGCCGAGAAGTGCGCCGGCGCCTTCGACACCGCTCAATCCGAGACCCCGACCCCTGACGAGCTAGGTACTGCGAAGCTTGCGGCTCAAATGAGTGCCTTCAGCCCTGTTATGGGGATTATCGCGGCGATGAAATACCAGGAGCTGAGGAACAAGGCGATTGAGGCGGGGGCCAAATATCAGACAAGCGTCGAAGGCTCTCTCAACGCACTAAAGTCGCCCCCTGAGGCGCCGGAATTGATCGCCGAGCGGGCAGAAATACCGTCGGACCTCACCAAGGGGCCGGGAACCTGGGTTTCCAAGAGCCGCAGGGAAGGAAAGTGGCGCGACTACGAGCAGCAAGCTACAGGCTTCCCAGCTGGCATGGAATACGAGATCGTCGGCCCGGACGCAGTCGTCACGTCGTTCGATGGATATGACCCGGATGCCGGTCCGGACGGTCTACTGATCGAGTCAAAGGGCCCCAACTACGCATGGATGGTGGGACCCGACGGAGAATTCAATCCAGAGTTTGGACCGGCCAAGGACATACCCGACGAACTCCAACGCCAGTACCGCATTGCCGAGGCTCAGGGCATTCCGGTCGAATGGCGAGTAGCCGAACCCAAGGCGGCAGAGGCCATTGAGCGGATCGTCGAACGTGAAGGCTATGACGACCTGATTACCGTTACGGTGGTACCGCCACAATGAAAGAGGGGACAGGAGTGCTCTGGTTGATCGGCGGTTGGGGTAACCGCCCGGACTCGTTGCAGGACGCCGCGCGACGCTTGCAACGCTCGCTGCAGTTAGCCCCGCCGGAACCAGAACGATACGGGCCGTGGGGGATTTGGCGGCCGCGCCAACCCGATGCGCAGACAGGTTACGACCTCTCGCCCATCAATGTTGACGACCAAGGCGACCTCGAGGCCGCGATCACATCGGTGACCGAGCGCGTGAACAAGGGTCCTCGCTCGGCTCCCGGCTTGAACATCGAACTGGCCAGAAGAGCGGTCGGCGACCGACCGGAGACGAGCCCGACCAAGTTTGAGTACACCGTTCGGGTTGGTTTCGTCGATGCTCGGCGACCGTACAACCATGTTGCCTTTGATCTCGAAGACAACACCGACGAGCGCACCCTGATGAGTTACATGAGCGCGCTTGTCGAGTCCTGGCAGCCAGATCACCTGGGCGCTGCGACGATTGAAACTAAGCGTGCACAGGGCGCCAAAGGGCCCCAGGTTGTTGTTGGCCGGTTGACGTACATCCGCGACGGAATCTCGTTCGATCCCAACGTTCTCAACGCCGAGATAGATGTCGCTGAGGCTGACGGTGGCCGTTACGTTCGGGTGCCGGGCACTCCCGCAAGTCCGAGTCTCGACCACATCCTTCGGGTGAGGCGCGCCCTCGGATACCAAGCTGCCTGACGCGCATGCCTTTGCCCTAACTAAGGGTGTAGGTCAACCCTCCGAAAGGGTGTAGTCGTACTCAAATCTCCTGTGTGTCATGATTCTCTGGCGATGGCTGCACGCTCATCGAGTAGCCCATCGACGGCCGCTGTCGACCGCACCCGCGCACCGTCGGCAGCGCACGCCGCCCGGAACGCCGTCAGCGCACGCAGTTCGGCGTCGATGACCTCAACATCCCGCACACTCAATTAGACGCAACCCGGTCCTCGCTGGTTCCAGCATCTGATGGTCAGAATGGCGTGAATCCCTCAACACTCACAGTCATCCCGTGACCTGTCGCGTCATTGATGAAGGTGGTCCCCTCGCTGGTAGGTGTGATCGTCCAGCCAAGTGCCCTGTACGTCGTCCCGTAGCCAAGGATCTGATATTCGGGATCCCCAGGGTCTCCGACGAGCCACTGCCAACTACCGCGCGCAGTAGTCATCACCCCCGTGGCGGGCAACCCATTGAGGATCGGCGTTGGCCTGAGGAAATCGACGTTGCACCTGACGTCGCCAGCTGACATCTGGCAAACAGTTTTTCCTGAGCGCGTTCTCACGAACACACTGCCCCCGCGGGTGGGCAGAGCGACAACCGCCGGTGAGGCTGACTGGACCGTCTTTGTTGGGGTGGAATGTTGCACCGGGGGAGGTGCAGCTGCGGGCTGTGGCGGTGATGGCTCCGCGACGGGCGGAGTCGGGGCCGCAACTGGCGTCGAACGTGCCGATCCGATATGGCGGTAGGCCAGCACCGCGGCGAGCGTCACCAGTGCCAGGCTTACACCAACCGCGATGGACGTGATCCAGAACGGGCGGTTCGGCGAACCCATCGGGATTGCCGATGAGTCGCCCTCTGCTTCTTTCTCCATCGACCAGGCGTACGCCGACATAGTGTCAGCGTCGGCAATGCCTGCCAGTTCGGTCGGCTCCGAAGCTTCCGCAAACTCCCCGCCCATGCCGGGAGCATACTTCCGCTGGCAAGTGTGAGTACGCCGATCGCGCGACCGACAAGGTGTTCTAGCGAAGCTTGCGGCCCTGATGGTCTGGTATCACGCCTGCGAGCATGCAGATGCCTTCGATGATCACCCACACGCTGAGGATGAACAGGATTACCCAGCCGATGAAGATGAATGTGGTTACCCACCCGAAGATGCCCAGGACCAGCTGGATGATGCCGATGGTGGTGTCTCCGATGTAGAACCGCCCTAGGCCAAACCATCCGAGAAATATCTGAAGCAGGCCAGCGACAGCCGATGACTTTGTGGAGTACCCATCGTCGGCTCGGGCCGGGGCCGCCAGCGGGGCGAGCTGGTCTGTCCACTTCTTGCCATCGAAGTAGCGCTGCGTCGGGGCCCCGTCAGGATCGGGGTACCAACCCGCGGGCGGCTGAGGCGGTGCGGCTGACATGGTCGGCATATTAATGCCAGTCGCTAGTGGTGGATTACTGCGCTGCCATGAGGACCTAAACGACGGGCTGGATTGTGCCAGAGTTGTGACAACTTGCGCCGAACTGGCGCGAACAGCGCCGAATAGCCCCAAACGGTTTGCGCACTTCAGGGGCGCAATCGCGAACACCACCGAACATGCTCGAACGCTATTCCACGGACTGTAAATCCGTCGGCTTACGCCTACGCAGGTTCGAATCCTGCACCTGCCACCCAGGTCAGGCCCCCTTTCGAGGGGGCCTGTTTTGGTTTCAAGTGCCGGAATTGTGCCGAATTGTGCCAACTCGCGTGAAACTCTGCGCCGCGATGACCAAGGACTCCGGCTTGGGGTTCACGTAGGTCTGCAGCGTGAACGCTTTCGAGGCGTGACCAAGCCACGCCGAGATGAGCGCTGTGGGCACCCCGCGAAGATGCATCAGCGTCCCGCAGGTATGCCGGGCATCGTGCAGCCGGACGTGGCGTAGACCGGCCGCCTTGAGCGTCCGTGCCCATCGGTTCTCGATCGCGTTCGGCGTCAACGGGGCGCCGGCCTCGTTCACCACCACGTAGCCGCTCGCTTCGTAAACTTCGCCGAGTCGGAGCTGGTCGGCAGCCTGGATCTTGCGGGCAGCCTTGAAGGCGGCGAACAGGTCGTCTGGCAGTGGCAGCTCCCGCCGGCTGGCGCGCGACTTGGGGGTTTTTTCGATCGTCTTCTTGCCGCGCTGCAGGCGCGTGTTCTGCACTGTGACCGTCCTCGCGTCGAGATCGACGTCGCACCATCGCAGACCGCTGATCTCGGCCAGGCGGAACCCGGCGAGGGCGAGCTCCCACGCGATCGCGTAGCGGTCGTCTGCGATATGTGCCAGCAGCGTCTCCACCTCACTCTCGGTGAGGGGATCGGGCGGCGCTGGATTGGCCTCGATCCGGTCCACCAGTGCGGCAACGTTACGCACCGTGTGGCCCTGCTTCTGCTCGGACTCCAGGATCGACACCAGCAGGCCCAGCAGGTAGTTGACCGACCGTGGCGACCAGGGCTTGCGAGGCTTCCCAGTAGGGGACGGGAGGCCGCCCTCGCGCAGTGCCGTCACAAGGTCGTCGAGGTGGCGTTTGGTGAGCTTCTGAATCTCGATCTCGCCGAGCTGTTCGATCACCACCGTCAGCTTCTCCTCGTAGCCGTCAACGGTGGACTCTGCGCGGTTGGCGGCCCGCTTCCCGGCCAGCCAGTCGTCGCACGCTTCGCGGACGGTGCGCTGGGTGGGGTGGATGTAGGTGCCTTGCGCGACCTGGCCGCGGATCCGGGCGAGCGCCTCGCGAGCTTCTTTCTCGGTGGAGTACCGCTTGCGAAGGCGTTTGCGTTTTCCGTCCACCACGCCGACGTCGACGGTGAGCTGGTAGCGCACGACAGGCCGGCCGCCGCTGCGCGCCTCCAGTTCGACGCGCTTGATCTGTGGGGGCAGCTGCCGACGTTCAGCCATCGGCTCGTCCTTTCGTGCGGAGGCGCCGTAGCCGGTTCACCGTGACCGGGTCGTAGGCCAACGCAGCCTCGGTTTCCACCAGGCGATTGAGCCGCTGGTAGTACCGCACGGGGCTGACATTGATCCGGTCGATGATTGCGGACTCCTTGCCGCCCTGCGTTGCCCACCAATCACGCTCGAGGTCAAGGGCAGCGCGGTCCTGATCGGTCAGGGAGTCCATAGCCACTCGTCTCCTAGTGCATTCTCCAATTCGGCTGACTCGATCGGGTCGAGCGTTTCCAACCGCGTTCGCAGCGTCGGCATATCGACCCACAGTGCGTCTGCCAGTTCGGCAAGGTCTCTCGTCCACCGCAGCCCATCGATGAGGTGGGGCAATTCGATGAGCCGGCGTGACGCGAGCTCGTCGACGATGCGTTCTTCCCGGGCGGCCAGCATCGGGTCCTCGGGGAGTGGCCCGCGCTCGAGGTGGATGAGCTCGTGGGTGAGGGTGCAGCGGCGGTGTACCTGTCGTAACCGTTTGCACAGCCAGATCTTTCGGAGAGAGAAGCTGGTCACGCCCCACACCCGGTCGGGCAGTTCGCGGTGACAACTGATGACGACATCGGGGTAGTTCTCCGCGGCGTGACGCCAAGGATGCCATCGGTGGCTCATGCCCGATGAAGCTAGATGCTTGCTCTGACAAAAATCGTCGTGACCAGCAATTACATCTGTGTCATTCAGGCTTGTCATCGTTCTCCACCCGGCGCGCGGCAAGATCGAGCATGTCCGTTGTCACCTGTTCGACTTCGCCGCCTTCCAGCGGAGCATCGGATTGCGTAGACGTCGCGCGATCCGGTAGCCAGTGCGATTCCCGAGTGGGGAGTCCGCCGACTGTCACATAATTGCTGCCTTGTCGCCGGATGGAACCTCCGGCGCGGACCTGGTCTATATACCAGGCGGCGTTTTGCATCTCGACGTCATCAACGTATTCGGCGCTCGTATTGCGGCGCGCTACCAGCCTGGTGACAAGATCGACCGCCTCGTTGAGAACGATGTCGAGAGCACTCATCAGCGGTCCGGCCTGAGTGCGCACCAAGTCGCGAGCGTCCATGACTATGGTTGCCAGGCGAAGTTGCTCAAGGTCTTCTTGATCGGCACCTCCGATGGCTCTGTACCTCTGAATAATCTGCCCGTCCCGACCCCGAATCACGCCCGAGGTGATGGGCTCACCACCGGCCAGTGTTGCGGCTGCGCTTCCAGGCTCCCATCCGAATGCAGTGTCAAGCTTCTGAAGCGTCGCGGTCGATATGCCCACCGGTTCACCGTCGATGATTTTGCGAAGCGTGGTGTCGCTCGGGCCTCCCCGTTCTGTCACGTTGGCCTGAGTCAGGCCCAGCCGCGTCATGGTCTCGCGAACCTGGGACGCGAAGTGCCGGTTGTTCTTGGGTGCCATACGTCGAGTCTGACAGAAACATTCGGCAAACTTTCGAACTGGGTGGCAAACATCATCAGTGTAATTTCCTCCGACTATTGGGTCTTAGGTCAAGAAACCCCTGGTAGTCCAGGTTTGCCGTTTTAGGAAAAGTTTCGGCATGTCGGTTTGCCGACCCGAATCTACGGTGTATCTTCGGGGATATGCCGAAGGAATCCCAAACTCGTCGGTACTCCCGACAGAGGAATCCGAAAGTCCCGCCCCATGTGCCGCTAGGCATCCTGCGCCGGGTATCTGGCCTCACCCTTGATGAGGTATGCGACCTGGTCGCCGAAGTAACCGGCGACCGCCCCACCAAGGGTGCGCTCAGCGCGATCGAGAACGGCCACCGTGGGGCTAGCGCTCAGTTGATCGCTGGGCTCGAACACGCCTATAGTCTCCCGGCTGGTTCCATCACAACCACGTACACGCCGCGCGCCACCCCAGCCGTTTCTGAGGTGGCCTGATGGTGGACCTGACTGATGCCGACGCGCGTTCCAAGCGCGACCAGTTAGTGGGCCGCGTCGATGTGATCGACAAGGTAGGCGTACTCCGTTGCCTGCCTGGCGACGTCCACGCGACCACGGACATGGTGGCCGAGTTCTACGAGGTGCCGCGCGAGACGGTTCTGACCATCATCAAGCGCAACCGCGACGAGCTGGATGACGACGGGTTCGCGGTCGTGTCCCGTTCCGAAGTCACGTCCAAGTTGAACGTAACTCCCAATGAGCTGGGGATGCCGCGGACTGCTCCATCTCTGAGTCTGTTCCCGCGTCGAGCGGTGCTGCGCATCGGGATGCTACTCCGCGACTCTCCGGTCGCCCGCCGGGTGCGTGACTACCTGCTTGAGACGGAGTCCGGGTCCACCAACAATGTTCGATTTCTAGTCCCGAAGACGTTGCCCGAAGCGCTGCGCCTCGCGGCTGACCAATACGAGCGCGCGGAACTCGCTGAGCAACAGAACAAGATGCTCGAAGCCCGCATCGAGAAGGATGCGCCACTCGTCGCCAAGGCCGAGGCGCACTCCAGCGCAGACAACGCCTCGGTGAACCGCCAGACGTTCGCACGGGAAGTCCAACAGTGGGGCATCAAGCGGGGCGTCAACATCCTCCATGAACACGTCTACGAACTGTTGCGCCGCAAGGGAATGCTCGTTTCAGGGGACCGGTCCGACCGGAATCACGCCACAGCGCAGGCCGCAAAGGCCGGATGGGCGTGGACCAAGAAGGACGTCAAGAACGACCACGCCACCGCCACCACCTACATTCGCCCTCGCGGCCAGGACCTCGCCTGGAAGTGGATCACGGAACACGTTGCGACGTACGGCGATCTAACGCCGCGAGGTGTCGCGTGAGGTTCACCGGCGACTACCTGTATCGCGTCCGGGTTATCAGTTACCCGGCTGGATCACACGAATGCGTCAACCCCGAAGAGGACCTCTGGGCACCCGTTCCGGGGTGGGCGCCGCCGGGGTGGCGACCCGAGGGCCGCTACGTCGAGATGCTTGGCACGTCGGAATTCGTGTGGCCCGTCACAAACAAGGTCTACGGCAGCCAATCGACGGCGAAGAAACGCGCTGATCTTCTCGAATCTTATGGCGCGACTGTGGTTGTCGAGCGTTCATCTCGAGTCGTCTGGCCGGAGCCAGCGGTCGATGAGTTGAGGTCCGCGTGAGTGCGCTCGCCGAGAGGTTGCTGCTGACGATTCCCGAGACGGCGGATGCGCTGCGGGTTGGCCGGACGACGGTCTACGAGCTGTTCAAGCGGGGCGAGTTGCGGTGGGTGCAGGTCGGCGCTCGCCGGCTGGTGACTCGCGTCGAGGTTGACCGATTCATTTCCGAACATGAGCAGGGGAGAGCTAATGCCGACGGGTGACGAAACGTACGCCCACCGGGTTCTGCAGCGAGTCGAGGGACTCGCCGCCACCTACTCGGCCCAGGCTGACGACGAGACCCGCGCCGCAATCGCCAACTTGCTGCAGTGCTACGCCGGTCTCGGCGAGGCGCTCGCCGCCCAGTTCCGCGAGATGGCGCATCACGCCCGCGAAGCGCACGAGGCCCGAGAGCAGCGCGACGAGCTGATCGTGCGCGTGCAGGAACTTGAAACCGAACTCGACGAGCTGCGCCAGGGCGTGGCCGACGGCATCGCCGCGGCGTGCGGGGGCGGATCGTGATCGCGGGGGCGCTGCGCTACGCAGCTGACTTCCTCGACGCCGTCCAGCAGGCGTACGCCGAGCGGCGCGCCGGGTTTCTGGAGCGCGAGGCCGGAGACTACCTCGATGCCAGCGGCATCACTGACGCCACGGTGCCGGATCCGCGGTACATGACGCTGCGCGAGTTCCTGGCTACCGCGACCGATGCGGAGCGCGCCGAGATGGCCGCCCAGCGTGACCGCGTATACGCGATCCCCGATTCCGATGAGGTGGTCGACGTCGAGGTGCACTGCACAGACTGTCAATGCCCGACGACGTGCAGGTGCGGCCGCGAACTGTATGCCGAATACGACGGGCCAGGTGCGCCGCCGATCTGGTTCCACCGCGACGACGACAGCCCGATCGGTGTCGAGTGCGGCCACTACATCGCCCGCATCGGTGAGGACGTGACCTGCCGCTGCGGTGAGATTTTCGGCGACGGTTACAGCCACGCGAAGCACCTGGTGGACCTGCAGCGCGCGTCACGGTCGGTCGTGCGACCCGAATACCTGGCGACACACATCGCCGCCATCCGCACCACCTGCGAGCGCAACGGATGGGCAGAGGTCGACCAGGCGATCGCGGCCGACCTGCTCTCCGACTACCACATCACCCGCAAGAAGTAGGGCCCCGTGCTGCGTCACCAGCGCGAGGCCCAAGGCACCAGCAACACACCCTGGAAAGGAAAACCAGTGCCAATCACTAAGTCTACCGGTGGTCGCCTGTTCGCCACCACGTTCCATAAGCGCACGGTGCGCCGGTTTCTGGCCGCGGTCGCGGCCGGTGCGGTGCTCGCCGGTACTGGGATCGGGTACGCGGCGCACGCCGATGCTGCCCCTGGTGTCGGTTGCGAGACGATCGCGGCGCCGGGCCTGCTGAATTGGGGGCAGAAACGCACGATATGCGACACCCCGCGCCGCTCTGACGGCAGCTGGACACGGTCACGGAAGTATTGGACGCCAGCGCATTACGTGCCGGGGTCGTGCTATCGATGGTCGTGCACCGGTGGTTACCCCGTGGGTGACACGGTGTCACGCTACGAGGAGTACGTGGTGTTCGACCACAACGTGCTGCCTGACGAGCCGGGTTGGCTGCCAACAGGATTGGTGGTGATCCGCTGATGCGCATCAACATCTACAGCCAAGAGCTGATCACTGACCCCGACGGCGATGACCCGACGTACGAACTGGACACCAAGACGTCCAACACCGGCTTGACCTACAGCGCGGTTCGCTTGTTCCTGCACAGCTCAGAGCGCCTGCACCATCCTCCCGATGACGATGACCGCAGCGCTATCACGTTCTGGCTGCCCAAATCTCAGGAGCGCCGCGAGTTCCTGGCCGAGACGTTCGAGGAACTGGCCTCGTTGATCCGGCTCGCGCCATCAGAGACGGGGTTGGACTAATGACGATGGATACGCGTGTGACGCGGGCGATCTCGCTGCTGCTGACGGGTGAGCCCCGACTGGTCGATGAGGCGTGCGACCTGATGGAGGAGCTGTGTGACGAGCTTCCCGCGCCGCGGTTGCGGTCAGTGTGGTGCCCGACTGATGCACGGCAGGTCGCGCTCGACGCGGCAGCGCACACACCGGAACGTGGTGCGCCGTGAGCGCGCTGCCTGGTGTGGCCCAGGCCAGTCATACGGCGTCCCGGCCCTCGTTGCCGACCGGGTGGATGGAACACGTCGCGTGCGCTGAGACGCGGGTCGACTTCACATCTGAAAAGCCGTGGGAGATCGAACGAGCCAAGGCCATCTGCGCCTCGTGCCCGGTGATCGACGACTGTCTGGAGTACGCGCTGACGCGCCGGGAAACGCAGGGTGTGTGGGGCGGGCTCGATGCTGAGCAGCGCGCCCTGATGGCTCGACGCCGCCGACGCGCAGCGGCCCAAGCGGGTGTGCGGTGAGCGCCGCGAAATGCCAGCGCTGCGGCCACTACTGGTCGTTCAGCGGCAACCCCGACCTGTTCCAGGTGATCACGAAGCTGTGCCCGCCGTGCATCGCCAAGGCGTTACCGATCGCGGGGGCAGCACAGTGATGCGCGCCTTGTGGATCGCGGCGTGGGTGTTCGCCGGCGTCGCATGGGTGGCGTTCGTGCTGCTGGAACGTGACCTGTTTGTGGTGGCCGGAATCTTATGCGCAGCTGCGTTTCTCGCCTGGGGTTTCCGCGCCTACCCCGACCCCGATGACTGGAGCGCAGACGAGTGGTGGATCGAACCTGACGACCGAATCGAGACGGAGAAATGATGGCCTACGAGTACGAGACCGACGAGTGGCGCCGCGCTACGCACACCATGAGCGAGGCCGACCGCGCCGCGGCGGTCGAGACCGGTCGTCCAGCCGGGATGGTCGGCGACCGCGACGACGCCCGTGACGAGATCGGCGGCGGCCGATGAGCACGGTTCCGGTCAAGGACGGCATGAACCGGTTCGTTGACGAGGCCGACTATCACGCCGACCGCGGGTCACTGTCGGTGTCCGGGGCGAAACTGCTGCTGCCGCCGTCGTGCCCCGCGAAATTCCGCTGGGAACAGGACAACACCCGCAAGCCCAAAAAGGTTTGGGACTTCGGGCACGTCGCGCACAAGCTGGTACTCGGCAAGGGCGCCGAGTTCGAGGTGCTCGATCCCTCGGTGCACGGTCTCAAGGCTGACGGCACACCGTCGGAGAAGCCGACCGCGACGGGCATGTGGCGCAAGGCCGAGGCTGAGGCCCGCAAACAGGGCAAGGTGCCGATTCACGTCGACCTGTTCACGAAGGCGTACGACATGGCCGAAAAGGTGCGTCAGCACCCGACAGCCGGCCCGATCTTCGCCAATCCTGACGGCCAGGCCGAGGTCGCGCTGTACTACACCGACCCCGAGACCGGCGTGCGGCTGCGTGGCCGGATCGACTGGCTCACCGGCGATATCGACGACTACAAGACCTCGACGACCGCGAACCCCGACGAGCTAAAAACCAAGTTCTACAAGCTCAGCTATTTCATGCAGGCCGCCTGGTACATCGATCTTGCGGTCGTGCTGGGCATCGCCGAGAACCCGCGATTCCGGTTCATCGTGCAGGAAAAAGAACCGCCGTACGTGGTGACGCCGATCGAGTACGACGACGACGCGATCGCCGAGGGGCGCCGCCGTAACCGCCAGGCGATCCAGCTCTACGCCGACTGCATGGAAACCGGCAAGTGGCCCGGCTACAGCGACGACGTCGTGACCATCGGGCTGCCTCGGTGGGTGTCGCGCCTGGCCGAAACCGAGGCCAACGAGCAAGCAGCAGACGACCTAATCGCAGAACTTGAAGGGATGTACGCGTGAGCGCTGACGTTGTGCGCCAGTCGGACAAGCAGAAGAACCTCGCCCGGCTGATCAAGGACATGACACCCGAGTTGGCCAAGGCGCTGCCGCGGCACATCACGCCCGAGCGTATGGCGCGCATCGCGGTCACGGTGGTGCGGCAGACACCCGCGTTGGCGAACTGCACGCCCGAGTCGTTCCTCGGTGCGCTGCTGACCGCGAGCCAGCTGGGCCTCGAACCTGGGCCGACCGGCGAGGCGTATTTCGTTCCATACAAGCAGGTTTGCCAGTTCATCCCCGGCTACCGCGGTCTGATCAAGTTGGCCCGACAGTCGGGGCAGGTCGCCGACATCTACGCCGAACTCGTCTACTCGAACGACGTGTACGAGGTGGCGCTCGGCCTGAACCGCGACATCAAGCACGAGGTCGTCGACCGGCACAACCGCGGCGAGGTCACCGACGTGTATGCGGTGGCCAAGTTCAAGGACGGCACAACAACGTTCGTCACCATGACCAAGACCGAAGTCGAGGCGATCCGCAAACGGTCGATGGCCGCCAGCAACGGGCCGTGGGTGACCGACTGGAACGCGATGGCCAAGAAAACCGTTGTGCGGCAGCTGTCGAAGTGGTTGCCGTTGTCGCCTGAGTTCAGTGCTGCGGCGTCGATGGACGGCGCGGTACGCACCGACGTCGGCCCGCTGGAGAGCGCACGAATCGACTTCATCGACGGCGAGGTCGAAGAGAACACCACGGCGACCGATGCGCCGCCCGCCCCGCCGGCCGCACCCGCTGCCGACAGTGACGGTGTGCAGATGGCCAGCAAGGACCAGCTCGGCCGCCTGGCACAGATCCAGAAGGCCGAGAAGTACAACGACGCCGATTGGTTCAAGTTCCTGGCAGAGTCGGCCGGCGTCAAGGCGACCCGCGCAGCCGATCTCACGTTCGACGAGGCGACCCGCGTGCTCGCGATCTTCGACGGGCCGGACGCATGAGCGCCCCGGACCGCGCGGCGGTCGTCGAGCTGGTGACGACCGCGATCGGCTACGGCGTCATGATGGCGCTCGAGGGGGCGTGCCGAGCTGCTGCGGCGGCTGCAGGCCGCGCCGCCGAACGTGACGCTGGGCGAGCTGCTGCGCGGCGACGCCGAGCGGTTCGCGCAGACGCGGGCCGACCTCGTCGAGGCGCTGGGCGGTGAAGCATGACGCGCCCGCCGACGTACCACTACCAGCGCGCCGACGAGTTGGTTGCCGAGCTGGAGCAGGCCGACCCGCGGATCGGTATGTCGCTGCCGCACGTGCAGCTCAAGTTCCGCCTGGCCGAGCTGCACGCGCTGCTCGCCCAGTCGCCGTGGTGGACGGGCATCGAAGCCGAGGGCCAGTTCGCGGTCGAAACCCGCGCCGCGAAAGAGGATCTGCTGTGACCGCACAGCCTGCCGAGGTGCGCATCGACCTGCCGTGGTCGCGGCCACCCCTGACCGCCAACCAGCGGATGCATTGGGCGGCCAAGGCTCGCAAGACTCGCGAAGTCCGCACCGCCGCAGCGCTTCTCGCGCGCAACGCGCCTCGCACCGACCGGCTCGTCGCCACGCTGCACTACCAACCACGGCAGCAGCGGCGCCGCGACAACCACAACCTCTGGCCCACGGTCAAGGCGCTCGTTGACGGCCTGGTCGACGCCGGGGTGGTGCCCGACGACGACACCGAGCACGTATCCACACCCGAACCCGTCATTCACCCGGCCGCCGGCGCATCGGCGCTGTGGCTGGTGCTGCACTACCCGACTACGGAGGCGATGGCCTGATGCTGACCCGACCGATTTACGCCTACGACACCGAGTTTCTCGAAGACGGCCACACTATCGAGCTGATCTCGATTGGCATCGTCTGCGAGGACGGCCGCGACTACTACGCCGTCAACAGTGACACCCCAATGGATCGGATCAAAAAGCCAGAGAACGAGTGGCTGATCCGAAATGTGCTGCCACACCTGCCTATGGCGCACCGCAAGATCCTCGACGAGTACGTCGCACACCCGCAGTCCAGCTACCCGAAACCATCCATCAGCCTCGTTGACCTGGATCGAACCGACACGTGCGTGAAGCCCAAGTGGGTGATTGCGAACGAGGTTCGTGAGTTCCTGCTCGCGGTCGATCCGCCGGAGCTGTGGGCCAACTATGCGGCGTACGACCACGTGGTCCTGGCGCAGCTGTGGGGCCGCATGATCTCGCTGCCCAAGGGGCTCCCGATGTTCACCCATGACCTGCAGCAGCTGCTGGAAACCATGCCCGAATTCGAGAAGCCCTCCCAGGTCGGCACCGAGCACAACGCGCTCGAGGATGCCCGTTACGTCATGAAAGTGCTTCGCGCAGCAGGAAAGGTGCCGTCAGCATGAACGCATCTGAGGATGGCCTCGAACCGCTCGGCGAGGCACCCGACATCACCAGCACCGCGAACTACCGGCCACGCGCCCGCCGCCGCGCCGGTTCCCTCGACGACCGCCAGGTCGAGATCGTCGACACCGATGAAACTGTGCTGGCGATCCTCGTCTATCCAGACGGCAAGGTTCGGTTCCGCACCGATCAGCCACTGACATGGGTCGCGGTAACCCTGCAGACGTTGACGGATTCGGTTCTGCCCAAGATCAATCGTGAGGGTGTGTGATGGCCAGCCCGACGCTGACCGAGGATCAACGGTGGCTGCTGTACGTCGCCGCCCGGCACGTCATGCCGATCGCCCTGATGGATCCCGACTACGGGATTACCAGCCTCAAGCAGAGCCACGCCGGCGGATGCTGGCCGCCCGGGCGTCCGCTGGTTCCCGCCTGGCTGAACTCGTACCAGGTCACCCAGTCAGGGATCGCGGGCGGTGAGGCCCCGGGCCTCACGCGAGTGACGGTCACATGGGGGCAGCTGAAACGGTTCGCGCGGGATCTTCCGGTGGAGCTGCGGGCCGTGCTGATGGAGGCCCACAAGGCTGACCGGAACAACGTCGATGACGCGATGCTCATCGTGCTCGGCCTGGCCGACACCGAGCCTGCCGGTCAGCTCGAACTGTTCGGGGCCACACCATGACCACCCAGTTGTCCCTTCCGATCTGCGTGATCCCTGGCTGCACGACCGTGGTCGCCGAATGGGGCGTGCCCTGCGACGGCTGCGTGGCGGCGTTCGGGCCCATGCTGCAACACAATCCCGACGGCCGACGCCTGAGCGTCGAGGACATCGAGCGCCGCGACGATGGCGTGCGCCTGGCGTACCGGGTGGCCCGGTTGCGAGGTGTGCTGTGACCGCCGAGGCAATGCTGTGGTTCCGTGCTCGCCGCCGCACCCATCGCAGCGCGTGGGGTCATCCGCACCCGAAACCACCCGTGGCGCAACCACAACCTCAGGAGAAACGATGAGTGACCGTTTCGCAACCAGCATCGCCGAGGCGATGCTGAACATGCCCAGCCCGATCGCCGCCGAGGAATTCGAGCCCGGATTCTGGCGGTCCTGCGCGACATGGGAACAGATCGTCGAGAAGGCCACACCCGCCATCCTCGCCGCGTTGAAGGCGAACCGCATCGCCCTGGTCGAGCTGCCCGAGCCGAGCAGCGACGAGTACGGGAACACCACGTTCGCCGATGGCACGGTGGTGACGTTCAAGGACGGTTGGACCCAGCTGCGTCTGGAAGACATTGGCAGGGACGACACCTACGACTGGGACGACGATCAGCTGCGCGACTTCGGCGCTGCCCTGATCGCTGCCGCTGCGGAGGTGTCCGGTGAGTGATCGTATCGAGCCTAAGGAGCCCAGCCGCGATGAGATCGACGCGGAACTCGAACTGGCGATCATGGGGTACGACCGGCGAGACACGTACCCCGAGTGGAGCAATGCCTCAATGCGCGAGGCGTATCGAGCGGGGTGGGCGGACGGTCGGGATGCCGCTGCCCGTGAGATGGCCAAGCCGATACGGGAACTGCACCAGCACCTGTCCGCAGCCGCATTGTTCGAGGACGCCGAGGTCGAGCACGGAATGCGCCTGGTCCTCGACGCTATCGCCCCATTGGTCTACACCGGTGAGGAGTTGTCCGCGGGTTCGGCCAACAACGATCTGGGCGCGGCGGTCAGGAAGGCCCGGAACATCGCGTATCACGAGCTGGGTATCGAATCCGAGCTACCGGGCCTGCGTGCGCTGCCAGCCGCGAAACCCAACACCCCGACCCCCGAGGACTGACATGGATATCTACGTTGTGACGGACGGCGCGCGTGTGGTGGGCGCGTCGACGAGATTGCAGGGCGCGGAACTGATCCGCGCCGACGCGGCACGCGGACAGCGCGCGTTTTGGCTCGCCCACGGCCGCGACCCCGAGCGTCAGGCCGACGAGGCCGAGCGGACGGCATACGACCGCATGCAGATCGTCAACACCGAGCTGCAGGACGCCGACTGATGGGCGACCGGACGAAGATCGAATGGACCCGCAGCGACGACGGCACCCCGGGCGCCACCTGGAATCCCGTCACCGGGTGCACGAAGGTGAGCGCGGGGTGCGACAACTGCTACGCCGAGAAGATCGCGCACCGGTTCGCGGGAACGACGGCGTACCCCAACGGTTTCGAGGTCACCCTGCGGCCGGAGCGGCTCGACCAGCCGCTTCGCTGGAAACGCCCGCGCCGCATCTTCGTCAACAGCATGAGCGACCTGTTCCACGACGACGTGCCCGAGAGCTTCATCGGGTCTGTGTTCGACGTGATGGCGAAGTGCCCGCAGCACACATTCCAGATCCTCACAAAGAGGCACGCCCGCATGCGATCGCTGCTGACAAAGTGGGCTACCCAGGTCCCGGACGATCTGCCGCAGTACAAGGCAGCGTTTCGCGCGCATCAGGGCGTGTGGGCGATGGTCAGGCAGTGGCCGCTGCCGAATGTGTGGCTGGGCGTCTCTACCGAGAATCAGCGGTCGGCCGACATCCGGATTCCCGCGTTGCTCGACACCCCGGCCGCGGTCCGGTTCATCAGCGCCGAACCACTTCTCGGGCCTATCGACCTCCACGCTGATCCGATCGGGAAGGACTCGGTGTTCTGGATCGGCCACCTCGATTGGGTGATCGTCGGCGGCGAATCCGGCCCCGGCGCCCGGCCGATGCACCCCGACTGGGCGCGGTCGCTGCGCGATCAATGCCGGATCGCCGGTGTGCCGTTCCTGTTCAAGCAGTGGGGTGAGTACCGGCCAGTCGACCCCGACATTCCGGATAACCGCTGCACGAGTGACTACCTCGTGACCGATACGGCCGTGGTTCGCATCGCCGACCACACCGGCCCGGCGCCAGACGGATTCGCGACAGTGCGTCGCGTCGGCAAGAAGCGGGCTGGCCGCGAGCTCGACGGCCGCACCTGGGACCAGTACCCAGAGGTGTCTCGTGGCTGACTGCGAACTGTGCACCCACCCGCGGGACGACCACGGCGACGGTGTCGTGCACACCAAATGCTGCTTCATCCCACCCGGCCGCGCACTGGAGGACATGTGCGACTGCCCCGGATACGAACCACCAGACGACGAGGAGAATCCCCATGCCTGAGAAGACCGTTCGCCTCGACATCCCGCACCGCAACGGCTGCAATCGCCAGCTCATCGTGATCGACGAGAACTACCTGCGCCGCCACTACAACCTTGCCCTCGTGCAGCAGCGCGACGCCCTTGGCCGCCAGCACCGCCACAGTTGGCGCAACTGGCTCACGTTGATTTGCAACAACATCGAGTGCCCTGCCGTTGCGCTCGTGCGCTGCGACACCATCGAAGCCATCGCTATGGCGGCCACCGATGGGCGAGGACGCCGCGATGACTGACTTCACGGACGAGCCAGAACCGGTGCGCTGCCTGTGCAGTGGCGAATATCTCGACGCCGGGAAGGCGCGACATCTCGGCTGCGATCAGCCCGGCGGCTGCCCCGAACTGCGCGACTCCATGGAAGGGCTGTCCTGATGGCCGAACTGAGAACTGCCGACCTGCTGTTCGGGGACGGTGGTGCCGCATGATGCACATTTGCCGCGGTTGCGACGGGACTTACGACACCTGCCAACCGCTCTGGGCGCAGCAGCGCAAGTGCTGCCCCGACTGCACTCACACCCACCAGCCCAGGCGAATCCAACGCCGCCGCACCAAGGGCTGGCGCATGCCCGAAGGCGCGATCTATGTCGGACGGCCAACTAAGTGGGGCAACCCCTGGCGCATCACGCCCGAGACCAACCACGCGATGCCGTTTGGTCGCGGGGCCGTCGTCCACCACATCACCGAGGACGCGATTCTCGGCCACTTCGCCGCTGACGACGCCGCCTACTGGGCCGTCCAGGCGTACCGGCGCGACCTGACGGACGAGCTGGTGGCTGCCGCGCGAGCCGAGCTGCGCGGCCACGACCTCGTCTGCTGGTGCCCGCTCGACCAGCCCTGCCACGCCGACGTCCAGCTGGAGCTGGCCAATGGGTAACGCCACCGCCACGCCGCTGCGCGTCGGTCACTACGTACGTCTGGCACCTCGGGGCAGGGGTCGCGTCTACGAGATCGCCGAAATCGCACTGCACCAAGACGAACCTCGATACCGCCTCGCCGCCACTGCCAAGCACCCGTACGCCGCCAAACGTGTCCCCGACGCGCTGCGCTGGTACCGAGCCGGCGAACTGTTCCCGCTGACACATTCGAGGACACCCCGATGACCGACCCGAAGATCCGGCTGCTGTTCACCCGCGCCCAACTCATCGGCATGAATCGCTGCCCCGACTGCGGCTGGCACCCGCGTACGCAGGGGCACCATCCCGACTGCCCGAACCTTGAGACGGAGGACTGATGGCTGTATCGAAACGACTTCGCTTTGAGATTCTGCGGCGTGACAACCACGCCTGCCGGTACTGCGGGCGGTCGGCACCCGAGGTCAAACTGACAATCGATCACGTCGTACCCGAGTCGCTGGGTGGCCCTGACGATCCAAGCAACCTCGTCGCGGCGTGTGCAGACTGCAACGGCGGCAAGTCCTCTGTGCCAGTCGACGCGCCGCTCGTCAACGACGTTGCGAACGATGCCATCCGGTGGGCCGCAGCCATGAGGCGGGCCGCTGAAGAGATCACCGCCGCAGATGAAGCTATCGAGGCTGTTCTCGACGCCGTAGCGGCCGCATGGAAGCCGTACCACCTGCCGGCCGATTGGGAGGCATCGGTTGTCACCTTCATCAAATCCGGACTGTCTCAAGTCGACCTACTCGCGATGGTGGAAGTAGCTCACCGTAAACGGGGGATTGGCAGCAACCGGTGGTCGTACTTTTGCGGATGCTGCTGGACTCGCATTCGGCAGATGCAGGACCGGGCGCGCGAGATTCTCGCCGAACCGACCCAGCTCGCTGCGTCACCGTCGGGGATATCCACCGAGTGGACCCCGCATCAGGTGGACGAGAAGCTGCGTCTGGCCATGGAATACGCAGAGCGCGTACTCAGCCAGGAAACGCTGGCCACCATCGGGTGCTGCCACCTAGGCGGTGGTCATTGCGGCGACCACGTCTGCATGGTGGAGTACGCCACCCTCCTGGAGATGTACGCCATCGACGCCGACACCAAGCGCCTGCGGGACCTGGACGTCATCGAGGCCGCGGAGGTGGAGATCGATGCCTAGGGACCACGCCCGCATCAACCTCGACCTATGGGGTGACGACGACTGGATGGACCTCTCGGTGGATGCCCAGATGCTCTATCTGACGCTCTACACCAACCCTGGCCTGTCGTTCTGCGGCGCGGGGGAGTGGCACACGGGTCGCATCGCCAACCGCGCCAGAGACTGGACCAGGGAACGCGTCGAGGCGGCGGCGGCCGAGCTGTCGCGGCGGCTGTTCGTCATCATCGACACCGACACCGACGAGTACCTCATCCGCTCCTGGATCAAGCACGACGGGTTGTGGCGTACACCGAATATGGCTGTCACGGTTGCCAACGCGCGGGGCGACCTGTCCTCCAAGGCGCTCCGTGGCGTGGTGGTTTTCGAGGTCGCCAAGCTGAGGAACGCGTACCCGGACTCGTCGGCGTGGGACCGCCCGGCTGTGCAGAAGATGCTGACCCAGAGGGCGATCGATGCTGCTGATTTGGAGCCGTATAACCCCGGCTCTAACCCCGCCTCTAAGGGTGGAGCTAACCCTTGCGCTAACCCTGGCTCCAAGGGTGGTGGAACGGGCGAGCTAACCCCACCGCTAAGGGTGACCGAACGGGAAGCTAACCCTGGCTCCAAGGGTGGTCCTACTCCAGCTCCTACTCCAGCTCCTAAAGATTCCTCTCCACTTACGTTGGTAGAGGGGGGTGTGGGGGGAGACCCGCAAAACCTTCCCGTCGCGCAGAGCGCTCCGGCCGCACCCGCAGCCAAGGCGCCGAGGGGTTCTCGTCTGCCCGAGGGGTGGATGCCCGACGACGAGACGATCGCCGCGATGCGCCAGCAGTTCCCGCACGTGGATCTGCGGGCCGAGCATGAGAAGTTCACCGACTACTGGCGCGGCACGGCCGGTGCGAAGGGCCGCAAGGCTGACTGGACGGCCACGTGGCGGAACTGGATTCGGCGCGCGGACGAGAACGCGCCCCGCACGAGCGCGAGCGCCCCTGCGGCGTCGAACGGGCTCGGCAAGCCGTCACAGAAGGCGCTCGGCTGGGAGAAGGCCGGTGAGGCGCTCATCGCCGAGCTGGAGGGCCGCCGATGAACCTCAACGCGAGCCGCGAAACGGTCGAGGCGACGATGCAGGTGCTCAAGATGGCCGCCATCCTCGACGACCGCGTGAGCCAGGGCGACACCGCACGTGTCGCGGCCTGGGCTGAGCAGATCGAGCGGCACAAGCTCAACGAGTCCGATCTGCTCGATGGCCTGCAGGCGTACTACGACGCGCCCACCGACCGCGCGATCGGCATCGGTGACCTGATCCACCATGCACGGCAGGCGCGCCGCCAGCGCACGCAGAACGAGGGCCTCGACGGGCTCGACCGCCGCCAGGCCGAGCTCGACGCGATCAAGCCCGCACCCGAGCCCGCGGTCGCGCTACCAGGGTTCGTCGGCGGCCAGGTCGCCAACCGCACACCGCGGTTCGAGGCGGCCGAGCAGGCCCTGCAGGAGTGCTACGGCCGCGAGCAGTGCCGCGCCGCGCTCGCCGAGTACTTCGCCGCCAAGCGCGAGGCCCTCGGCATGACCAAAGCCAACAACCGCAACCGACAGGAGAACCGCCGGTGAGCAAGTGCCAGGTCTGCGAGGGACGCGCGCAGCTGTTCCTGTGCCTGACGCACATCACGCAGTTGCGTGACACGTTGCGTGATCTGCCGTGGTGGCTCGACAAACTCGACGAGGCCGCAGTGGGCGACGTGCGATTCGGCAGCGATAGCCGCCGAGGCACCCGCGCGCACGAACTCGATGCCTACACCGGGCCGGACGGGGCCGCGCGGCTGGCCCAGTCGCTCGCTGAGGGACGATTCAGGCGTTCGGCGGTACTCGCTCTAGGTCGAGTCAATCCGAGGGCTACACGGCTGCGTGAGCGGGTCCGTAACGAACTGGTCACGTGGGTGCGGCACCTGTGCGAGACGCGCGGCGCCCCGGTGCCCCGCGACATCACCACGCAGGGGCTCGCGCGCTGGCTCGGCAAGCACGTGCAGGCGATCGCGGCCGACGAGGCGGCCAAGGAATGCCACAACGCCATGGTCGATCTGACCGAGCAGATCCGGCGCGTGGTCAACCGGCCCGAGCCGCCCGAGTACTGCGGGCCCTGCCAGCACGAGTTCACCGACGAGGAACTCACCAAACGCCGCGCCGAGGGCCTGGAGGGCCGCACGCACTGCCGCGTGCAGCTCTACGCCAAGCGCGGTGCTCAACGCGTCATGTGCCCCGAGTGCAAGACCGAGCACGACGTCGTCGCCCTGCAAGAGGCGCTGCTCGACGAGGCCGACGAGTACTCGTTCAGCATCAGCGATCTGAGCGACTTCATCCTGCCCAAGCTCGGCATGGAGATCCAGCGGCGAACCTTGCAGCGCTGGGCCAAATCCGGCGACCTCGTGCCGTCGGGATTCGAGGCGAACGTGGCCCGCTACCAGCTGGCGCACGTCCGAGACGTTGCCGGCCGCAAGAGGTGTCGGCGATGAGCACCACCAAACACATCAGGAGGGAAACACCATGAGCAACATGCGGATCGGCGTACTCGCAGGGCGGATTGAGACCGCGCGGCGAGCGATCGACAACCTGACCGAGGTGTTCAAAGGCGAACTGGTGCCGTTGTCACCACGCAGCCAAGCGCACCGCGGCCGGACGTTCCGCGCGATCGTCGTCGTCGACCCGGACCTGTGGCCGCTCAGTGACGAATTGTCGCGTGAGCTTTCGCCCTGCCTGTACGCGAGCGGTGGCGGCTTCTCGCTGTGGCTCGCCTGATGGCCTGCACGCATCCCGGCTGCACGTGCAACGGCGAGCCCGATCTCGGCCGCTGCCCGTGCGGTCGGTGGCCGCTGTACGTCGGTGCATACGACCGGCACGGCAAGACCGCTCGGTGTCGCGGCTGCCTGCGCATCCCGCGCGAGTGCAGGTGTGGGTGAGCGAATGCCCGAAAGTGCGTCTCACCTGTGCTAATCTCGCAATGTCGCACGCGATCGCTACTGACGACGCGTGCACGGAAACGCCCCGAGCCACTGGCCGGGGCGTTCGTCGTTGGAGGTGACCATGCCGACGTTCGCGCCCCCGACACCGCTCACCCGGCAGATCACCTACGTCTGGCAATCCCTGCAGCGCGCACGCCGTGAGCACGACGAGTTCCTGACCGCGTACTGCGAGAAGCGACTCGACGAACTGATCGACCGACTTCCCCGCTCCGAACCAGCCCAGGAGTAAACCCGTTGAGAATCACCAGCGATCTGCCAATCGCCCACGACGACGACACGTTCATCAGCGTGCAACTCGCCGACGGCAAGCTCTACACCGACACCGTCGCGAACCTCGCCAGCGGCGCCAACGGCATCCAGGTCACGCAGGCAACGTTGCAGAGCATGCAGCAGGCCGCGCAGCAGGCGGGACTGTACGAATGAGGCGCACACTCGCCGGCGCGCTAATCCGGCTCGCGCACAAGGTCTATCCGCCCAAGGTCACCATCGAGCAGGACAAGGCCCACGAGGCCGCCGCTGGGCGGGTTTTCGCCGCCGAGCTGCGCGTCGACAAGGCCCGCCGCGACCTGGCCGCGGCTGAGGCGGCACTCGCAGAGGCGCGCGCAAGGCGGATCGCATGACCAACCAGGCCGTTGTCGACCTCATTCGCGAGAATCTGCCCCATCTCGTCCACCCCGGCGACGAGAAGGGGCCGATCCCGCTGGCGCTGCCCATGTTCCGCAACTCGGCGATCCCGCCCGAGATGGCCAAGGACATGGCCGCCGAGGCTGGGCTGCCGAGTTTCGACGTCGCCAAGCTCACCGCGGAGGCACTCGTCGCGCTGCTGGAGGGCAACGGCTGGACCATCACGCGCACCGACGAACTCGCCCAGCTGCACGCTGACGCCAACGCCGGTGTGGAGCGTCACCGCCGCGTCGAGGTGCAATGCATGTGCGGCACCGGCCTGTTCGAGATCGACATTGACGCCGAGCGGCCGAAGGTCAACGGCCGGGCGCTCATCAAGGCCATCGCGCAGCTCGACCCCGAATGCGCGACCAAGCACGGGAAGGGCGCCGCATGATCCCTATGCCGACCAACATGCCCACCGAACCGCCCCGCGTGCGCCTCACCGTCAACGGCGAGGTGCTCATGGACAGCACCGGCACTTGGGAACCCGCGCAGGTTGAGCGGGCCATGAAAGCGCTGCAGAACCCGACCCAGCGCATGCCCGGCCGCAACGTCCTGTTGGCGGGCCTGGTCGACGTGCTCACCGGCAACGCCGAGCAGTGGACCGTCACCAAGACCAAGGTCGGCGACGGCTACAGCATCGACCTCGAAACCAAAGGCGACGCGTGATCGAAGTGATCATCGACGGCGAGCGCTACGCGCCCGCGACGTCACACGGTCACTCCATCGGAGTCGGTGTCACCACCCGCAACCGGCGCGACGTCGCCGACCGGACGATCGCCAACATTCGCCGCCACACCCCGAACGCCAACATCGTCATCGTCGACGACGCCAGCGACCAACCGTTCCCTGGTGCCACATACCGGTTTGCCAAACGGGCCGGTATCGCACGAGCCAAGAACAAGTGCCTGGAACTGCTCTCAAACTGCGAGCACATCTTCCTGTTCGACGACGACTGCTACCCGATCGCCGACAACTGGTTTCAGCCCTACATCGACTCGCCCGAGCCGCACCTGATGTACCAGTTCGTCGATCTGGCCAACGGACATCGGCTCAACGACGTCACCAAGGTCTACGACGACGGCCGCCACTTCGCTCTCACCGGCGCCCGCGGCTGCATGATCTACGCACACCGCAGCGTCATCGAGCGGGTCGGCGGCCTCGACCCCGAATTCGGCGGCTGGGGATGGGAACACCCATCGTGGTCCGATCGCATCTTCAACGCCGGCCTCACCTCGTTCCGGTACGGCGACGTCTGCGGGTCCCACAAGCTCATCCACTCCATGGACGAGCACGGCGAGGTCACCCGCTCGGTCCCCACCGAAGAACGCAAAGCCATCGCCGCCCGCAATGCCGAGTTGTACTGGCAGCACCACTACACCAGCAGCCACCACATCCCCATCGTGGAACCCGACCGGCGTGTGGTGCTCACCTGCCTGCTGTCGAACAACCCCGACCCGCAACGCAACACCCGCATGCGGCCCGACGTCCAACTGCTTGAAACCCTGCTCGACTCCATTGACGGCGCCGAATCCGTCGTGCTGTGCGACAACCCGCTCGAGCGCAAGGGTGCCGCGTTCGAGCTGGTGACCAGTCCAGTCGACAACCCCTACTTCGCGCGCTGGTACCTGTATTACCAATGGCTACGCGCGAACCCTGACGTGCAATGGGTGTGGTGCGTCGACGGCACCGACGTCGAGATGCTCAACGCGCCATGGGAACACATGACTCCCGGCAAGCTATACGTCGGCCATGAACCGTCGATCGTTGGAATCGACTGGATGCGCGACAACCACCAGGCCATGCATCTGCAGGAATTCATCACCGCGCACAGTGACCTCCCGCTGCTCAACGCTGGTGTAGTCGGCGGCGACCGCCACACCGTCATGACGTTCGCGCACGACATGGCCGCAGACCACGCCGACCAGATCGCCCGGGTCTGGCACAAGCGTGACGCCAAGGGCGCCATGCTCGGCGACATGGCGACGTTCAACTACATCGCCCGCACCAAGTACGCCGGCCAACTCGTCTACGGACCGCGCGTCGCCACTGTGTTCAAGGCCAACGAGCGCAACCCGTGGAGCTGGTGGCGGCATAAGTGATCACCATCGGCATCGTCGCCCACGCCACACGGCTCGCCCAAGCAGAACACCTCGCCGCCACCGTTACCGCCGACTATGTCTCCGTCGATGACGGCACACTCGGCTGCGAGGCCAACCACCGCCGCGTCTGGCACTGGCACCGCAACCACGCCAGTGAATGGGCCATCGTCCTCGAAGACGATGCCCTGCCCATCAACGACTTCCGCACCCACGCTCACGCCGCACTGGCCACCGCGCCCACCCGCATCGTCAGCTTCTACCTCGGCCGCCAGCATCCCCGACGCTGGCAACCCGACATCGAGAACGCGCTACGGCGCGCAGGACACGCACACGCCTCATGGATCACCGCGCCCCGCACACTGCACGCCGTCGCCTACGCCATGCACACCACCGTGCTCGACGAGCTACTTACCCACCACAGCGCCAAGGCCATCGACAGTGCGATCACCGCATGGCAACAGCGCGCAGGGGTTGACACCAGCTACACCGTCCCGAGCCTTGTTGACCACGCTGATGGCCCGACCGTCATCAACCGCAGATCCCGACGCATGCCCGGCCGCACCGCATGGCAGGTAGGCGCACCGCACCGATGGACCTGCAGCGCTGTGCGGCTCGACAGCTGAAGAGGGGAAAGTCGATGCCCACCATAGGCAGCACCACCGCGGGCCGCGGGTACGACTACCAGCACAAGAAGCTGCGCGAACAGGTCCGGCCCATGGTCGAGGCGGGCAAGGCGCTGTGCTGGCGGTGCATCGAGAACGGACTGAGCCCCGAAGAGGCGCGCATCAAGCCCGACGAGCCATGGGACCTCGGTCACGACGACGACGACCGCAGCCGGTACCGAGGTCCCGAGCACCAGCGTTGCAACCGAGCCACGGCCGGACGGCGCGCCATGTTCAGCGGCCCACCGGTCGACACCTCGCGGGCATGGTGACAGGCCCCCGACCTGCGCCGATGCAGTAGCACCCTGCGAGCCTCTGACCTGCGCAAACGCAGACCCCGGGGGGGTGGGTCGGTGTCGTGACCAGCGACGATCTAGCGACCCCGCCCCCT